AAGTTCCTGATAAACCTGAAGTACCGCTTGCACCTGAAGCACCTGATGTACCTGATGTACCGCTTGCTCCTGATGTTCCTGAAGCACCTGATAAACCTGAAGTACCACTAGCTCCTGAAGCTCCACTTGTACCTGACGCACCTGATGTACCTGACGCACCTGATGTACCTGATGTTCCTGAAGCACCTGATGTTCCGCTTGCTCCTGATATACCTGATCCGGCTACTAAACTCCAATATGTTCCGTTTGTAGGGACTATGTTTTCACTTCCTAATATGTTTATATAAGAACTTCCATTGTATGAAACAACATTGTTTGGAATGTATGAAGTTCCAGCATTGTAAGCACCTAACCAAATTAAACCTATACCTGAACGACCTGATGTACCTGAGGCACCTGATGCACCACTTGTACCTGAAGCACCTGATGTACCTGATGTACCTGAAGCACCACTTGTTCCTGAAGCACCTGATGTACCACTTAAACCTGATGTTCCGCTTGCGCCTGAAGCTCCTGATGTACCTGATGCTCCTGATGTTCCTGATGCTCCTGAAGTTCCACTTAAACCTGAAATTCCTGATGTACCTGATGTTCCACTAGCACCTGAAGTTCCTGAAGCACCACTTGCCCCTGATGTTCCTGAAGCACCACTTGTACCTGAAGCACCTGAAGTTCCTGATAAACCTGAAATACCTGATGTACCTGAAGTTCCACTAGCACCTGAAGTACCACTTGTTCCTGATGCGCCACTTGTACCTGAAGCTCCTGAAGTACCGCTTGCACCTGATATACCAGACCCAGCTACTAATTGCCAATATGTTCCATTTGTAGGGACAACTCCTTCGCTTTGTAATATGTTTATATAAGAACTTCCATTGTATGAAACAACATTGTTTGGAATATAAGTTGTAGCGCCATTATAAGCACCTAACCAAATTAAACCTATACCTGAGCGACCTGATGTTCCTGAGGCGCCTGAAGCACCTGATGTACCTGAAGCACCACTTGTACCTGAAGCACCGCTTGTACCTGAAGCACCTGATAAACCTGAGATACCTGAGCGACCTGATGTTCCTGAAGCACCACTTGCACCTGAAGTTCCTGAAGCACCTGATGTACCTGATAAACCTGAAGTGCCACTTGCACCTGAAGCCCCTGATGTACCGCTTGCACCTGATGTTCCTGAAGCACCTGATAAACCTGATGTTCCTGAGGCGCCACTAGCTCCACTTGTTCCTGAAGCACCTGATGTACCTGAAGCACCTGATAAACCTGATGTTCCTGAGGCGCCACTAGCTCCACTTGTTCCTGAAGCACCTGATGTACCTGAAGCACCTGATAAACCTGATGTTCCTGAGGCGCCACTAGCTCCACTTGTTCCTGAAGCACCTGATGTACCTGAAGCACCTGATAAACCTGATGTTCCTGAGGCGCCTGATGCACCACTAGTTCCTGAAGCTCCACTTGTTCCTGAAGCACCTGATAAACCTGATGTTCCTGAGGCGCCACTAGCTCCACTTGTTCCTGATGCACCACTTGTTCCTGATGCGCCTGATGTACCTGAAGCACCTGATGTTCCGCTTGCTCCTGATATACCGGACCCAGCTACTAACTGCCAATATGTTGGGTTTGTAGGGACTATGTTTTCACTTCCTAATATGTTTATATAAGAACTTCCATTGTATGAAACAACATTGTTTGGAATGTATGAAGTTCCAGCATTGTAAGCACCTAACCAAATTAAGCCAATGCCTGAACGACCTGATGTTCCTGAAGCACCTGAAGCTCCACTTGTACCTGAAGCACCTGATGTACCTGATGCTCCTGATGTACCACTTAAACCTGATGTTCCGCTTGCGCCTGAAGCTCCTGATGTACCTGATGCTCCTGATGTTCCTGATGCTCCTGAAGTTCCTGATGCTCCTGAAGTTCCACTTAAACCTGAAATTCCTGATGTACCTGATGTTCCACTAGCACCTGAAGTTCCTGAAGCACCTGATGTACCACTTGCACCTGATAAACCTGAAATACCTGAACGACCTGATGTTCCTGAAGCTCCTGAAGCACCACTTAAACCTGAAGTTCCTGAAGCACCACTTGCACCTGATGTTCCTGATGCTCCACTTGTACCTGAAGCTCCTGATGTACCTGATAAACCTGAAATACCTGATGTACCTGAAGTTCCACTTGCTCCAGAAGCACCACTTGTTCCTGATGCGCCACTTGTACCTGAAGCTCCTGAAGTACCGCTTGCACCTGATATACCGGACCCAGCTACTAAACTCCAATATGTTGGGTTTGTAGGAACAGTTGCTTCACTTTGTAATATGTTTATATAAGTACTTCCATTATATGAAACAACATTATTAGGAATATAAGTTGTAGCACCACTATAAGCACCTAACCAAATTAAACCTATACCTGAGCGACCTGATGTACCTGAAGCACCTGAAGCACCACTTGTTCCTGAAGCACCTGAAGTTCCTGATGCACCTGATGTACCACTTGCACCTGAAGTTCCACTTAAACCTGAAATTCCTGATGTACCTGATGTTCCACTAGCACCTGAAGCACCACTTGTACCTGAAGCACCTGATGTACCTGATGCGCCACTTAGTCCTGAGATACCTGAGTTTCCTGATGTACCGCTTGCGCCTGAAGCACCTGAAGTACCGCTTGCGCCTGAAGTACCTGAAGCACCACTTAGGCCTGAAATGCCTGAGTTTCCTGATGTACCGCTTGCGCCTGAAGCTCCACTTGTACCTGAAGCACCTGAAATACCTGATAAACCACTTATACCTGAACGTCCTGAAATACCTGATCCTGCCACTAATGACCATGAACTTGGTGTATCTGATGGAGCTGCATCATTATTATTATTTAAAGCTATATAAGAACTTCCAAGGTATGATACTAAGTCATTTGTTTGATAATTTGTAGCACTACTCCAAGAACCTTCCCAAATTAGACCTATACCTGAAAGACCAGATATACCACTTAGACCTGAGATACCTGAGTTGCCGCTTAAGCCTGAAATACCTGAGTTACCTGATGTACCTGAAGCACCACTTAAACCTGATATACCTGAGTTACCTGATGTACCTGAGGCGCCACTTAGACCTGAGATACCTGAGTTGCCGCTTAAGCCTGAAATACCTGAGTTACCTGAAGCGCCTGATGTACCACTTAGACCTGAAATGCCACTTAAACCTGAGATGCCTGAGTTACCTGATGTACCTGAAATGCCTGATAAACCTGAAATACCGCTTAAACCTGATATACCTGAGCGACCTGAGATGCCTGATCCTGCTACTAAACTCCAATATGTTGGTGATTCGTTAGGTGATTGGTCTAAACTATTTTGTATCGCTATATATGTGTTTCCAAGGTATGATACTAAATCATTAGTTTGATAGTTTGTAGCACTACTCCAAGAACCTTTCCAAATTAGACCTATACCTGAAAGACCTGAAATTCCGCTTAAACCTGATATACCACTTAGACCTGAAATGCCTGAGCGACCTGAAATACCGCTTAGACCTGAAATTCCTGAAATACCAGAAATACCACTTAAACCAGATATACCTAAAATTCCTGATAAACCTGAAATACCTGAGCGACCTGAGATGCCTGAAGCCGCTACTAGTTCCCAATATGTTGCATTTGTAGGTAAATTATTTAAGTTGCTATTTGTAATTGATATATAAGAACTTCCATTATATGAAACTAAATCATTAATGTTATAAGTTACTTCAAAATCCCATCCTCCTGCTTTCCAATATAAACCTATACCTGATAAACCTGAGCGACCTGAAGTACCAGATAAACCTGATATTCCTGATAAGCCTGATATACCACTTAGGCCTGAGGTACCTGATAAACCTGAAATACCTGAGTTACCTGATAAACCTGAGATGCCACTTAGGCCTGAGATGCCTGAATTACCACTTAAGCCTGATATACCTGAAAAACCTGAAAGACCACTAACTGCTATAATAGACCAATATGTTGGTTGAGCTGATGGAGTAGCGCTAATATTACTATCTTGTAAAGAAATATAAGAACTTCCTTGATAATAAACTATATCATTTATATTATATAAAGTAAATGCATCCCAAGTACCTTCCCAAATTAAACCTATACCTGATAAACCTGAAATACCTGAGCGACCTGATGTTCCTGAAGCACCTGAAATACCTGAAATACCACTTAAACCTGATAAACCTGATATACCACTTAATCCTGAAATGCCACTAAAACCTGATAGACCAGATATACCACTTAAACCTGATAATCCTGAAATACCACTCAAACCACTTAAACCACTTATACCTGAAATACCTGATAAGCCTGATAAGCCTGACTCACCGCTTAATCCTGATATTCCTGAAATACCGCTTAAACCTGAAATACCACTTACACCGGATAAACCTGAAATTCCTGATATACCTGATAAACCACTTATACCTGAAGTGCCGGATAAACCTGAAATACCTGATAAACCTGATATCCCTGATTCACCGCTTAAACCAGATATTCCTGAAAGGCCGGATACACCTGAAAGTCCTGAAATACCTGATTCACCACTTAGACCTGAAATTCCACTTATACCTGATAAACCTGATATACCTGAAAGTCCTGAAATACCTGATTCGCCACTTAAGCCTGATATTCCTGATAAACCACTAATTCCGCTTAGACCTGATATGCCTGAAGTACCACTTAAACCTGATACTCCTGAAAGTCCTGATATACCGCTTAATCCACTTATGCCGCTTAAACCTGATAAACCAGATTCACCTGATAAACCACTAATACCACTTAAACCTGAAATTCCTGATAAGCCTGATATACCAGATTCACCGCTTAGACCTGATATTCCTGAGAGTCCTGAAAGTCCTGATATACCTGATAAACCTGAGATACCAGATTCACCACTTAATCCACTTATACCTGAAGTACCACTTAGGCCTGATAAACCTGATTCACCACTTAATCCTGAAATACCTGATAAACCTGAAATTCCACTTGTACCTGATAGACCTGAAATACCTGAAAGTCCTGAAATACCTGATATTCCTGAAAGTCCTGATAAACCAGATTCACCTGATAGGCCTGATACACCTGAAAGTCCTGATATACCACTTAATCCTGAAATTCCTGAGGTACCACTTAGGCCTGAGATGCCACTTTCACCACTTAATCCTGATATTCCTGAGAGTCCTGAGATACCACTTAGGCCTGAAATTCCACTTGTACCTGATAAACCTGAAATGCCTGATGTACCTGAAAGTCCTGATATTCCTGACTCGCCGCTTAATCCTGAGATGCCACTTAAACCACTTATACCTGAAATACCTGATAAGCCTGAGATACCTGATGTACCTGAAAGTCCTGATATTCCTGACTCGCCGCTTAATCCTGAGATGCCACTTAAACCACTTATACCTGAAATACCTGATAAGCCTGAGATACCTGATGTACCGCTTAATCCACTTATACCTGATGTACCACTTAAACCTGAAATGCCACTTAAACCTGAAAGTCCTGAAATACCTGAAGTGCCACTTAGTCCTGATAGACCTGATTCACCGCTTAATCCACTTATACCTGAAAGTCCTGATATTCCTGATAAACCTGAAATACCAGATTCACCACTTAAGCCTGAAGTGCCACTTAATCCTGAAATTCCGCTTGTACCTGATAAGCCTGAAATGCCTGAAGTACCACTTAATCCACTTATACCACTTAAACCTGATAAACCAGATTCACCTGATAGACCTGAAGTGCCACTTAAACCAGATAAACCTGATAGACCTGAAGTCCCACTTAAACCAGATAAACCTGATTCACCGCTTAAACCTGAAATTCCGCTTGTACCTGAAAGTCCTGATAAGCCACTTTCGCCTGATAATCCTGATATTCCACTTAAACCAGAAATGCCACTTGTACCACTTAATCCACTCACACCACTTAAACCTGAAATACCTGAGTCACCATTTAGGCCTGATATACCTGATAATCCTGAGATGCCTGATAAGCCTGAAATACCTGAAGTACCACTTAAACCAGATAAACCTGATTCACCGCTTAAACCTGAAATACCGCTTGTACCTGATAAACCTGAAATACCACTTAAACCAGAAATGCCTGACTCGCCTGATAAACCACTAATTCCGCTTAAACCTGAGATGCCACTTGTGCCACTTAATCCTGAAATTCCTGAATCACCATTTAGGCCTGATATACCTGAAGTACCACTTAAACCAGATATTCCTGATAAACCTGAAGTACCACTTAATCCACTTATACCTGAAAGTCCTGATAAACCAGATTCACCTGATAGGCCTGATATACCTGAAAGTCCTGATGTACCACTTAATCCTGAAATTCCTGAGATGCCACTTAAGCCTGATAAACCACTTTCACCTGATAAACCTGAGATACCTGAAGTACCACTTAATCCACTTATGCCATTTAAACCGGATAAGCCACTTTCGCCTGATAAACCTGAGATGCCGCTTAAACCAGATGTACCTGATATTCCTGATAAGCCTGAGGTGCCACTTAAGCCTGAAAGTCCTGATAAGCCACTTTCACCTGATAATCCTGATATTCCACTTAAACCTGAAGTACCACTTGTACCACTTAATCCACTTGTACCACTTAGACCTGATATACCGCTTAAACCACTTATACCTGATATACCTGATATACCACTTAATCCTGAAATACCACTTAAACCTGATAAACCTGATTCACCTGATAGACCTGAAGTTCCTGATAAACCAGAGATGCCTGATATGCCTGAAAGACCTGATAAGCCTAACTCACCACTTAAACCTGAAATTCCACTTGTACCTGATAAGCCTGAAGTACCTGATAAGCCTGAGATGCCACTTAAGCCTGAAAGACCTGATGTACCTAAAAGTCCTGATAAACCAGATTCACCTGATAAACCTGAAATGCCACTTAAGCCTGAAATACCTGATAAGCCTGAAATACCTGAAGTACCACTTAATCCTGAAATACCGCTTGTACCTGATAAACCTGATAAACCACTTTCACCTGATAAACCTGATATACCTGAAGTACCACTTAAACCTGAGAGACCTGAATCTCCACTTATACCTGATAAACCAGATATACCTGAAAGTCCTGAGATGCCTGAAGTGCCACTTATACCTGATATACCTAAAAGACCTGATATACCTGATAAACCTGAAGTGCCACTTAAACCACTTATACCTGATGTGCCGCTTAAACCTGAAAGTCCTGAGTCACCTGATAAGCCTGAGATGCCATTTAAACCAGAAATACCACTTGTACCTGATAAACCTAAAAGACCACTTAAACCTGATGTACCTGAAAGACCTGATATACCATCTATACCAGAAAGTCCTGATAAACCGCTTAAACCTGAGGTACCTGACATACCTGAAAGTCCTGATATACCTGATGTACTTATACCACTTAAACCAGATAAACCGGAAAGTCCTGAAGTTCCATCTATGCCTGAAAGACCTGATATACCGCTTAAACCTGATGTACCTAATAAACCTGAAAGTCCTGATGAGCCGCTTAATCCTGAAAGACCTGAGTCTCCATTTAATCCTAAAATACCACTTATACCACTTAAACCTGAAATTCCTGAGTCACCGTTTAGACCTGAAATTCCTGATAAACCTGAAATACCAGACAATCCTAAAATACCTGATAGGCCTGAAGTACCACTTAGACCAGAAATACCTGAATCTCCAATAGTACCATTTGTACCGCTTAATCCTGAAATACCTGATGTGCCATTTAAACCTGAAATACCTGAATTTCCAATTAAACCAGATATACCTGAAGCTCCTTCTAAACCTGAAATTCCTGAAGTACCATTTGTACCATTTGTACCTGATAAACCACTTATACCTGACTGACCTAATAAACCTGAAGTACCTTCTAAACCTGAAATTCCTGAAGTACCATTAATACCACTTAAACCAGAAATTCCTGAATTACCTAAAAGTCCTGAAATGCCTGAAGCTCCTTCTAAACCTGAGATGCCTGAAGTACCATTTGTACCATTAATACCACTTAGTCCTGATATACCTGATATACCTATAGTACCTGATAAACCTGAAATACCTGAATTGCCTTCTAAACCTGAAATTCCTGAAATTCCATTAATACCACTTAAACCAGAAATTCCTGAATTACCTAAAAGTCCTGAAATGCCTGAAATACCATTTATACCTGAAATACCTTCTAAACCTGATATTCCTGAAGTTCCATTTGTACCATTTGTACCTGAAAGTCCTGAAATACCACTTAATCCTGAAGTACCTAAGATACCACTTAATCCTGAGATGCCTGAGTCACCATTTAGACCTAACAAACCTGATAAACCACTTATACCTGAAGTTCCTAATGTACCTGATAAACCTGAAAGTCCTGATGTACCTTCAAGACCTGAAAGACCGGATGTACCATTTGTTCCATTTGTTCCTGATAAACCAGATAAACCTGAAGTACCTAATATACCACTTAAACCTGATAAACCTGATGTACCATTTAATCCACTTAAACCTGATGTACCTTCAAGACCTGAAATACCTGAAGTTCCGTTTGTACCGGATAAACCACTTAGACCTGAAGTTCCAGTGCCACTTAAGCCTGATAAACCACTTGTGCCTTCTAAACCACTTAGACCTGAAGTACCATTTGTACCACTTGTTCCTGATAAACCTGAGAGACCTGATGTACCAGTACCACTTAATCCACTTAGGCCAGATATACCTTCTAAACCTGAAAGTCCTGAGGTACCATTTGTTCCTGATAAACCTGAAAGTCCTGAGGTACCATTAGTTCCTGAGAAACCACTTATACCAGATAAACCACTTATACCTTCTAAGCCACTTATACCTGATGTACCAATTGTACCACTTAATCCACTTATACCTGAAGTTCCAGTTCCACTAAGACCTGAAAGACCAGATGTACCTTCTAAACCAGATAAACCTGATAAGCCTGATAAGCCTGATAAGCCTGATAAACCAGTTCCTGAAAGACCAGATAAACCTGAGGTTCCAGTACCACTAAGACCTGAAAGTCCTGAAAGTCCTGTTCCACTAAGACCAGAAATTCCTGATGTACCTTCTAAACCTGATAAACCTGAAATTCCGTTTATACCTGATAAACCGCTTAAACCAGAAGTGCCAGTACCACTTAAACCTGAAAGTCCTGATGTACCTAATATGCCACTTAGACCTGATGTACCTTCAAGACCTGAAAGACCGGATGTACCATTTGTTCCTGATAAACCTGAAAGTCCTGAAGTACTAGTACCACTAAGACCTGAAAGACCAGATGTACCTTCTAAGCCTGAAAGACCAGATGTACCATTAGTACCATTAGTACCTGAAAGACCTGAAAGTCCTGATATACCTGTACCACTTAGGCCTGATAAACCACTTAAGCCTTCTAAACCTGAGAGTCCTGAGGTACCATTTGTACCATTAGTTCCTGATAAACCACTTAGACCTGATGTACCAGCTCCTGACAAACCAGATAAACCTGAAGTTCCAGTACCACTAAGACCTGAAAGTCCTGATAAACCTTCTAAACCAGAAAGACCTGAAGTTCCATTAGTTCCTGAAAGACCGCTCAAACCAGAAGTTCCTGTTCCACTTAAACCACTTAGACCTGAAGTTCCTGTACCACTTAAACCAGATAAACCACTTATACCTTCTAAACCTGATAAACCTGAGGTACCATTAGTTCCTGATAAACCGCTTAATCCTGAGGTGCCAGTTCCACTTAATCCTGATAAACCTGAAGTGCCAGTACCACTTAAACCTGATAAACCTTCTAAACCTGAAAGTCCTGATGTACCATTTATTCCTGATAAACCACTTATACCAGATGTTCCAGCGCCACTTAGTCCTGAAATACCTGATGTACCTGTTCCTGATAAACCTGAAATACCTGAGGTGCCAGTACCACTTAAGCCTGAAATACCTGAGGTGCCAGTACCACTTAAACCTGAAAGACCTGATAAACCTGAAAGTCCAGATGTACCAATTCCACTACTACCTCCTGAAGTAGGTACTTCAAAAGAAGCTATAGATACTTGATCTAAAAATCGTACATTGTTTCTTGGTATGGAGTTATTGATTCTGGCCATATTGTATTTCGTTTGTTGGGTTTGTTATTGTTGATTCTAAATTTATAATTATTTTACTCTTACTTGAAAATTTCTTGATAGAGTTTAAATCTTTTTGTAATACTTCTGGAACTATATAACCATATACTTTAATATTAAAAGTACTTCTAACTAATCGTTCAGCGTCATTTTGTAATTCTGTTACTGTATTAAATGTATCAATACGAGTTTGGAATTGAAATTGTTCTGGGTTACCCCAATACGCATCTGAAGCATATTCAATTGCTTCTACTATTTTATTTAATTGTTCTACATAGTAAGTAAATACTACACAACTATAAGTTAATGTTAAGTAATCAGGTACTACTGAAGCATAATATGTAGTAGTTGGTATTCTGTTAGTTAAAACATTAAAATTACTATATATATTACTTGGAGAGTATTGTTTTTCTGTTACTGTATAGTTGTTAGGTCTATTAGCATCTAATTTATTAGCTACAGTCCTATTTTTTTCTATACTATCTCTTTTAAACATAATAAGTGGAGCCATAATAGCACCGTTTACATCTCTATAATAACCATCCTTTTGATATGATTTCCATTTTTCAGGTGAACCATATATAACAGGAACTTCTATTCTTTCTTCATTTTGCACTACAAAAGGTTTAATAACATTTTGAAAATAATACATAATAGCTCCATCAATATCTTGAAGACTAATACTAAATGGTTTAGTATTATCATTTCTAAAAGAAGTTTGTGTAGCTCTATTAGGATTATTAGACTTATTAGGGTTACCTCTTTCAACATCAAAAGGTACTTGTTGATCTACAAGTATCTCTTTTTGTGTTTTAGGTATAGGTATTCTTCCAGCCATTATAATCTTGCTTTAGTTATGTTTACTCTATCTTGTGGTACATAATGACAATCACAAACAATTGATTGATCCCAACCAAAGTTTTGTAATCCTGGATTTAAAGGATTTACATCATATGGGTAATCAGGATCTTTGCCTACAAATTGTTGGTTTGAAATTACATTATCTACTTCAAAATATCCATTTTGATATAAAATAATATCTCCTACTTGTGGTACTAAATTAGCTCCATAAAACTCAGTATCAATATTGTAGTCATAATTTTTATTTAATAAATCATCTTTTAAAAATGCTACTTTTATACCCCAAACTAAATCAACACCTAAATCACTTGTAGGGAATGCTTGATCATTTCTTTCAAGTAAACAATCTAATAGAACTGGGCCAATATAAAATTTACCCTCTACATTTTCACCATACATATTAACTCTAGTTTGACCTAGATTATATTTGTAATAAGCAACTTGTTGGGTAATAACATTACCCATTAATTCTCTATTAATAAATCTTAAAGCTGAAACATCTCTTATACTTCCAAATAATGCCATTTTATGCTATATAAATTACCATTGGTACTTGATTTATTTCTGTTACACGTGCTGCTGATTCAGCTGCTCTTCTTTCAAGCAATGCTTGACGTGAAGTTTGATCAAAATATTCTCTTAATCTTAAAATTAAAGCATCTTTAGTAGCTGTAGCTGAAGATAATAAATCTTGTTGATTTAAAGTTACTTCAGCATTAGGAATAGGAACAGTACTATATTTTCCTCTAACATATCCTAATATTTCTTTAGTTAATGCTAAAGTGTATTCATATATCCAACTTCTACCTACTGAATTTAAAGCATTATAATTTGGATTAGTATAAGGTACATTTGATGTGTTAGTAATTTTATTTGTACCATCTCCAAACGCTGAATCTAATCTTTCTTGTAATGAAACATATTCAAAATTTAAATACATTCCGTAATCTAAATTATTATCCATTTCTTCATTAAAAAATCCAGTTCCAGGAACTGGAAACACTGAGATTACATTATTTGTAATTTCAAAAGTATAATTAGATAAGGTTATAGTGTTTTGCATCTCAATAGCTTGAATAGTTTGAGCTGTAAAACTTGTAGGCATCATTAAATAATTTGTATAACCCATACCTAAACCATAAGCACCAGCCGCTGGGACTCCGCCTAAACCTCCTGCCATTGTTCCTAAGAAAGGAGCAAACATTTGAGATACAGCTGGAGGTGGTTGGTAAAATACTCTTTTAATTTCAATTCCACCTACAATACCTTGAGACTCAGCCCAAGCTTTTAAATCATATCTTTGTACTCCTGGAATTAAAGTTAATCTACCTTTTCTCCAAGTAACGTTACCTCCTGAACCTGCTTCTTCTCCATATTGTTCAGATAATCTAACAATATTAGCCATTGAAGGAGTAATTAATGCATTATCAGCATCAATAGAAGTTGAAGCTCCTTCAAATGTAAGATAATTATCTCTAGTTAAAAAAGCATATAATTCATTTCCATATGTAGTAACTGCTTCTTCAAAAGCAGCATATATGTTAATATCTTGAAGTTCAATATCCATAATAGGATATCCTAATCTACGAGTAACAAACATAGCTACACTATCAGCGTCTGTTTTAAATTGAGTCTCATTATCATAAAATCCAAACGGAGTAGGAGGAATTCCTGATGAAGGAGTATTATAATAAGATGCTGATACTTGAGCAAATGAACTAGAACCAGGCCAAATAGGTATATTCATATTATTTTATTAAATAGTTACAATGTAATATTCTATTGAAGCTGCGCTTGATGAAGGTTGTGCTTTAACTGACTGAATATCACTAAAATTAAAACTACCAGTACCAACACTTACACTTCCTGTCATTTTACTTGTAGATATCATATATGAACTACCTGTAGCAATTAAATAACTCATAGCTTCTGTTGAAGAAGATACAATTAATTTAATTGGTGTAACAGTTGAATTGTTAGTTACTCTAACATACTGAACACTACTTGTTACAAATGTTCCAGCACCTGGTACTGAATCCATTGAAAATAATGTAGTAACTGAGCTAGTAGGGATACTAAGGATTCTGTTATCTACAAAATTAACATTGTTAATGGTGTTAGTAACAGAAGATCCTACGTTATCTCCATTTAATGTTAAAATTTCAAATATTTGGGAAGTGAAAGTTGCCATGCCTTTTAATTATAAATATCAAAAAAATATGGTTCCTTACTTAACTTTAACATTGGTCATGCCTCTTTCGTAAGCATCATTATATAATTCAATTAAGTCTTCAACTATTGGATTTCTATGGTTAGTAGTTAATTTAATTCCAATCAAGTTTTTAATTTTTGACGCAGCTGTGTATAAAAATTTAAATCCAGAGTCACGTTTATTTTTTAAATCTACTTGATTATCATCACCACATACTATCATTTTAGAATCAATACCAATACGAGTAACAATCATTTCCATTTGTTCATGGGTTACGTTTTGAGCTTCATCTACAATAACAATTGAGTTAACAAATGTTCTACCACGCATAAATGATACAGGTACAATTTCTATATTACCTTCGGCTATATGTTTTTCTATAGCAACTTTATCATATAGTAAAAACATATTTTGATAAATTGGTTGAACCCAAGGATCCATTTTTTCTCTTAAATCACCAGGTAAAAAACCAATTTCTTCTTTTGACACTGTAGGTCTAGTAATAATTACTTTTTCTACTTCTTTCATAAATAGCTTTTCTAATGCTATCTGACATGCTAATAAGGTTTTACCTGAACCTGCTGAACCAGCTAATAATGTAACTGTATTATTTAAAATTTTTTCTTTTGCTTGCTTCTGTTCTTCGTTTAATTGAATTTTAAATTTAATAGGAGTTTTAGGTTTACGTTTTTCTTTGAAGATCTCGTCCTCATGATGATTTGAACTCATAATACAGTCGTTTAGTGAATAAAATTGTTGATTTGTTGATTAGCCCGTCTAATACAGCGGGTAAATATGAGATAATATAGTTGTGTATATTAATATTCAAATTGATAATAAGCGGTATTTTAGCAATATTTCCACTCATAAAACTTATTAGTTTTCAATACATATAGACAAAAAAAGGACTCGCAATGCGAGTCCCTTCTTTTTATTCTATTAATTTAGAATTAAATAGTATTTAATCCTTGGATATAGATCTTACCATAAAATTCTGGTCTTAACATTTTCTTAGCGTAACGAGTTAATAAACCTTTACGTGGAGTAAATGTATCTGGATCGTACACAAGTGGAGTCATAATTAATGGAACATATGGAGCAAATACAGCACCAGCTTCTAAGAATTGTGAACCTCTGTAACCTAATAACATGATATTTTCAGTCATGTAAGGGTTTTTGTAAACTGTGTAACGGCCATTTAATTGACCTGCTTTTTGTACACCGAAAGCGTATTCCATTTGAGCAGCATCACCATTGTTGTTAGAAGCAAATCCTGGGATTGATTCTAATACTGTAGCTACAGTTGGAGATGTAACGATGAAGTTAGCACCACCTCTTAAAGTTAATTGGTGAATTTTGTTGCTTAATTTTTGGATTTTAGTTCCTAAAGTTTGGAACCATTGGCCTTGTGTGTTGTAGAACGCTGAACCAGCTGTTGAGAAAGTAGCTGTAGCTGGGTTGTAAACGTTGTTGTTAACTGTTGACCAGTACTCAGTACCCGCAGCAGCATCTTCGATCAACATATCTAAGATTTCAAGATCAATTTCCATTGAAATGTACTCAGACATGATGTTTGTTACTTCAGCTTCAGCATCAATGTTTTGGTAAGCAGCTAAATCTTGTGAGAATTCAGGTGTCCATACTGCTTTCAATTTTTTAGTTTTAGCAGTGATGGCTTGTGATTGCATTTTAACATTAATCTCAGGAATAACGATAGATGAGTTATCTTGAGCATTTGGAACTGCGAATGATGACGAATCTTCAAAATCACCTACGTTATACGGGCTCATTTGAGTAGCTTTGTTATACAAAATTGTATAAGCACCTGAGTTAGCAATTGTAGCTGAAGAAGCACTCACAAAGAATGTAATAGTGTTGTTTGTGTAATCAAATGTAGTAAACTGTTGTAAGTTATTAGCAGCAGTAATAGCTGAACCTGATAAAATTAAGAAACCTCTAACAGCATCCATATCAAATGAAGGGATGTTTGTAGAAGCAGTTACTAATGTGATTGCTTTGATTTGACCTGCAGCAACTGAAGCTGAGTAATCTGAATCAAAGTTAGTTGTAGCTAACGTACCTGAAACGATAAGTGAACCAGTTGCAATTGTGATTGCCGATGATGAGAATTGGTTGGTAGAGTAAGTGAAACGACCTGTTCCGTATAAACCACCTGATGGTGCTGGAGTTGCAAACGGGAATTCACCTGTTGCATTTCTGTTACCATACAATGAACTACCTACTGCAAATGGATCTTTAGCTGTTCCGTATTGGAAGTCTAAGAAGAACACAAGACCTGAAGGCATTGACATTGGTTGAACTGAAACAAATTCTTTTGCTGCAATTTGAGCAAATACTTTACGTACTAAAGGTAAAGCAATACCAGCCCAGTTTTCTGATTGACCAACAGAGAATGAACCTGCTGATGAACCTCCACCTGTATCTGATTGTTCCATAACTAATTGCTTAGCTTGGTTTTCTAATAATAAAGACATGTTGTTTGCCTCTACATTTGTTAAGCCTTCTAATAGACCCGTTTTGTTCCATTTAGAAGACAATTTAGCTGCATCGCTTTGGAGTGATTTCCAAGGACTAGCTGATTCTAATAATGATTGAATTGTGCTCATTTTTTTTAAAATTTTTTTTTAAATTGTTTTATTTAATAATTCCTGCTATTTTTTGCATTCTTTTGAATGTGTCATTAACTTCTACAATAGGTTTTCTTGCCGATGGCATGATACCTGTTGTTTTAGATGCTAAACTAGTTTTCAATGATTCATTAACATGTGATTTAGAAGTTTCTTTTAAACCTTCTGATAATGTTTCGAATACTAATTTAGTTTCTTTTACTGTTGATGCTTTATCAAATGCATTTAAAACCTTTACTTTTTGTGACTCGGTTAAGTTTTTAGCTTTGAAAATTTTGTTAGTGTAAAGTAATTTCGCATTTAACAAATTAACTTCATTGATGTCAGTTCTCATAGTAGCAATAGTTGACATAGCTTCTTCTAACTCTTTTTTAAGTTTAGTCATTTCTTCTTTGTCTTTCTTGTCTTCTTTGTCACCTTTTTTCTTAGCTTCGTCTAATGCGATTTCAGCTAAAATTTCATCAATTGAAACTTCTTCTTCTTCACTTTCCATTTCTTCGCCTTCTTCACCTTCCATGCCTTCACCAGCTTCTAATTCGCCAGATTCAACCATGTCTTTAATTACGTCTTCAATGAATGATTTTAACTCTTCTTCAGTCATGTCTTCAATGTTGATTTCTTCTTCAGTTTCAACTTCTTCTTCACCTTCTGCTTCGTTTAATTCTTCTTTTTTCATTTCGTCGTCTTCAGCATGCATGTTTTCGTCTTTCATGTCTGCTTCTAATTCAGCTAATAATTCGTCAAGATTAAGTTCATCTAATTCTTCTTCAGCTACATTACCATGTGCTGTTGGACCTTTTGGGTTGTTGATTAGATCTTCTTCTTCTTTAACTTCTTTGTAGCCCATTAAGTTTTCTTCTTTTTTAGAATACATTTCTTCCATATCATCCATCTCTGCTTCTTCAACATCCATTTCTTCCATTTCTGCAAGTTTAGCTGATAGCATAGATTTTAATTGTGGAGTAAAGTGTTCTTCAAGTGCTGCTTTTGCGCTTGCTATTGCTGTTTCTTTAACAACTTTAGCGTCTTCGATTGCTTCTTTAAGCAAATCTCTGTTTTTACTCATTTGTCCTAAAATTTTGTTTGGGAAATACACTTATTTAAAGTGTAATAGAATTGTTATTTATAGATACTGCAAATGCGATTGCGGGCAGTATATTCTAATATACATATGTCCAGATTATCTAAAACACACAGAAGTGTAAAGAGAAAGCTCTTCTTTTGGAAGAGCCATGTTTTATTTACAATTACACTTAAACGTGTTTAAGTCTTTTGATGTAGGGGCAATGTTAAGAAAATAATAACAATACTTAGTGTTACCTACTTTTAATTCTTTATAGAATCCTTTAGGTATTGCCGCGTTTGTAGGTACACGTTTAGGTACTTTATCGTAATCTAATCTAACATATACTGATACAGTAGTTGTTTTTGCTTGTTCACGTTCCCATATTTCTAATGCTTTCCAAGGACCACGATTAAGTGATTGTTGTTGCATTGCTGAATTAATATAGGTAAATGTTGAGTATAACATTTCTTTAGTACAGTTAAATGAAGCAGCAGGAGCAATATGTCCTTTGTCCCACTCATTATTAACATAATCTTCGTTATCAGATGTTTTAATGTTTTTGTCTGTGTAGAATTCCATACCTGCTCTAGAAGCGGTACCTGTAGGACATTTAACAGTATAAGTAACCCATTTAGGTTGTTCTAAAATTTCAGAATATACAATACGAAAGTTAGGAGTTTGATAGTTAACACTATCTCTTAATTTAGTTTGTCCAAAAACTACTGTTGATAGGCAAACTAATATTACTAGAAATAAATTTTTCATGTTAGAATAACGGACATGATCCATTAGCACATAGAATATCAGTAATAATTGAATTAATTTTACCGTATTGATTTGTACCTGGAGTATATGATTCGTTTAAGTTGGTTGGTTGCATCCATGAACCAGGATTAGAAGGTGTTGAAACAAAATCCCAACATAGTAATTCAAAGTCATCTTGTACTTCCATTACATTACCTTTTTGTTCTAACGAACCCATTCCTCTTGATGATACACCTACTGTAATACCACTTTCAATTAATGCTTTTAAGATGTTACCAGATGGAGTAGGTAAAATTTCAATTAAACCCATTACATTATCTCCATTCCACCAGCATTTTTTAATATTATGTGAAACATTTTTTAAGTTAATAATTGAAGAATCTGGGTGGTCTAATTCACCTAATGCTCTGTTTTCTCGAACTGATTCCATGTAGCGATCCATTTCACGTTCCCATAATTCTTTAGCGTAATATCTACCATTACCGTTTTTTACTTCGACAGTAGCTAACACACCTTCTACTAATATGTTACCTCCAGGATTAGTTCCTTCAGTTAACCTAACAGCTTTAGGAGAAAATAATTGTGTTTCAATTAATACTTGTCTCATATTACGTTAATTTGTATTTCTATTACTTATAATTTTTTCAATTGCATTTTTTCTTCCTCCAAATCCCTTAACACCTTGACCACTTAATATATCTCTTAATTCATCATCTGTTATATTACGATCATTAATTTGCTTTTGGTATTTCATTAACAACATGTTTTCAGATCTATTATCTGCCTCTTTACCTAACTCTTCAGGTGATCGCTTTAATGGTGTTACATCTGGGTTTGAAGAAGGTCTTGATAATATATCTCGGTCATGAATACCTTCTTTAATAGTTTTAGCTTTAGGTAAATCACCATATCCGCTTGACTTATATTTACCTTTAGGTGCAATTGTTAATTTTTCAGTTTTAAATCCTACTCCTTTAGTTCCAAACATAGCATTTTTAGCATAATAGTTTATGTCTTTAACCATGTTTTTAAGTACAATTTGTTTTAACTCATCAACTGTTTTAGTTTTGTTTTTAGGATCTTTCATTTCAGCATAGTAGCCATTTAAGAAAGATGTACCATAAACATTATCAATATTTTTCTTATCTTCAGTATTATATTGATCAGCTAAATCTTTTTTAACTTGTTTAGATGGTTTTTTAAACTCATCATAATCACCATATAGTTTTCTATTTGGAACACCAATGACTTCTGATAATGTTTCTTCTTTAACTGGTCTTAACAACATTGGTTTAGTTACAAATAACTCTCTACCATCTTCTGTCTTGCCTTTAATTTGTTTAATTTTGCCATCTACTTTATCTACTAAAGTAATTTCTACTTTATCATCACCAATCATAGCTTTATCACCAACTTTAACTTTAGAGCCAAATGATAAATCACTATGTGAAGTACCTAATACATCACCTTCATTTGTATTTAAAAGAGGTTTTATATCTTGTGTAAATATTTCAGTTTCAGTGAATTTCTTTCCATCAGCCATTATAATCATATCAAGATCTTCTTTTTTAAGTTCTCCTGATTTAAGAGCATTAAATAAATCAATAGCTCTAGTGATGTTTTTATCATTTAATAATTTAGCACCTCCATTACGCTTTATCATACCTACAGCCTGCCCAAAGGGACCATCAGAAGCTGAAGTCATATCTACTGCCTCATTACTTGTATTTTCTCTAAAAATTTCTAACCAAGATGATGATGGTTTGTGACTAATTACACCACCAATACCTTCACTTAAAATACTTTTTGATTTAAGTACACTTATAGTTGTATTATAATCAGAATATTGATTAATATAATTTGGAAATAAAATTCTTGCTTGTTTTAAGAAATGATCTTTGTTTCCTTTTCCTTCTTTAATAAGGATGTATTGTTCTTGTAATGTTTTCATTTATAATGAGTTATTAATTGTAAAATAATACTGCTCCTGATGATAAAGAAGCACTAGTTACATAAATAGGAACAGTGAATCCAGCGGGTACAACCCAAGGAGTTGTTAATGGAGATCCATTAAAATCTTTTATACCAGTGAATGTAGCTGATCCTGATACTACTGTAAAGCCAGCGTATGAACCAGTGATTGATGTTGTAGTTACTATTCCGGTTGTATTAACAGGTATATTTGCCATATTAGTCTTTAAATAAGTTTATTAAATCGTTTAAATAATCGTTTGCTAAATCAGTACCATATAACACATTAAAACTAGGTTTATCTTTATAATAATTTAATGTTTTTTCTTTTGCGTTTTGTAATAATGGTAATAATTCGTTTAATTTTTGTTCTAATGTATCAAATCCTTCTAATCTAGATTTGATAAATATTTTTAATTCTGGTGTATCTATGTTTAAAGAATCAATATAAGCATCTACATCTAATTGTGCTTCGTTTACATTCTCTTTCCACATTTGTTTAACTTCGATTCCTTTCGCCTGTTGATTCAGTTTTTTTTGATTAACAGGTTTGTAACCTAGTTTATAGTAATAGTTATTTGTTGTGCCTTTAGAATTAGTATTTTTTTTATAAGCTGCATCTGTACCTGCTTTTGTAGCTGTTTGTGGTCCTTCACCTGGACTAAATGCCCCTGCTGATGCTCCACCTCCTGTACCTGACTCTTCTTCTAAATCAATATTTAAATTGTTAAATTTTTCTTGGTTATAATTATCTAAATATGGTTTTAAATCTTGTTTCCAAACTGCGGTTTGTGAAAAAGCTATATTATCTGCTTGTCCATGCTCTCCTTGTGTAGCTTTATCTAAGTCTTGGATAGTAATTTTACCAGTCTCCATAGCTTTTTTAAATGTTCTAAATTCATTAGATGGGCTATAGATTTCTAGTTTATTTTTTAATAATTCTTTACCACCAAAAAGCCAAATCCACTGAAGAGCTGTATCAAATTGTCCGTCAATACCTTTATGAATACTAACTTCTTTTAATGTTTGTTTAATGATACTTTTTAACTTATCCATTTACCTTATGTAATTCTTCTAGTAATTCATAATAATGAAGTAAATTAGTCATATCATCATTACTAATTTTATCATTTTTATCTAATGTAACTAAAATATTAGACACCTCATTAATTTTAATTTGAGTTGTCTTATCTTTAACTTTTTTATTTAATTTAGTTAAATTAGATTTAATTTCTGTTACTTTAGTATTGTAAAAATCTTTTAATTTAGATGGATTATCAACACTGTTGATAAATTCTTTTAATACTGATTTTTGTCCTTCATTTAAATTAGCATACTTAGAATTAAATTTTTCTAATAACGCTCTATAAGTTAACATACGAATATCTTTATCGTATGACTTAAATTCTTCCATTAGTGTATCTTTAGCAACTGTTGTAAGTGGTGCTGAAGTTAAATGTTCTAATAGAATTAATTTATTTGAGATTACTTGGTTAGCTTCTGGTTGATTAATACCATCATACATTTCTAATAATGTATAAAACGCTGCTTGTGTTTTGTAGTTAGGAAGTTTGGTTTTAAAAAATTCATCAACGTCATAATTTGCTTTAATTTCTTTAATTAAATTATATTTTTGACGACGTAATGCTGATTTGTTTAAATATTTAGCACTTTCTAATAAAGTACTGATAATAATATCGGCTTTGCCTTCACTTAATTTAATGTTGTTTAACAACGTTTCATATAACTTATACTCTTTTCCTAACTCTGTTTTTACAAAGTGTTTTTTTAGAATAGTTGCTGCTTTTGAGTCTACGCCTGACAATGTATCAGACGTAATTTGTCTAACTAAAAGTTCAAATAAAATGCCAGTATTCTTGTATTTTGAATGTTTAACAATCATTCCTAAAGTGTTTTATTATAAATATATAAGGATTATTATTCTCTAATTTGGGATTCATCTAATAGCGAATCTCCTGGTTTTTCTTGACTAAGACATAATTTTTTGTCAACTTGTTCAAACAAACGTTTATTTCTTGCGAAAGCTGACTTAGCATTTTCTAAAGCAAACGGTTTGGTTGTTGATTTACCATATCCTGGTTGGTCATCTGATTTCATATCTTTAACACCTAATCTATCACGACCTAACGCGCTATCTTGTGTGTTAATATTAGATACTTTTTCTTTTGGACGACCTAATTGTGTATCATTATTATATCCTGGTGGTAATTCACCTTCTGGTCTGCCGTTTTTACTATATAAACTGGCTAAATCATGTGGTGTACCATAAGATTTACCTGTTTCTACTGGATCATTACCTTCTTCTTTAATTTGTGCGATTCTAAATTCACGTTTTGCATCTTCAATCATCATATCTCTATATTCATCATATGAATCTTCAGAGAATCTGAATACATTGTCATAAACCCAATCAGTAGGCATTAATTTAGTTTCAATGATGTTTTTAGCTAAATCAACTTTTTCCTTCATTAACATAATACGTTCTTGATCATATATAATAGACGGTGTGGTTAACGATAACTCGAAGTTAGTTAATTCATCATTAGTATAACCTTGAACATATAAATGTACTAATGCGATTTTATATAATTCAGACAATGTAATACGTTGAATACGATCAATTGTACGAGCAAAACGAATATCTTCCGCTGCTAATGTTGCTTTACCTTGTAAATCTTTATCATAACCTAAAAATGCTTTAGGTACCTTTAATGCTGCAAATAATTTATCTCTTAAATATGCAACGTCTTGAATACCATCGTAATCTAAACCTTTAGTATTTTCAATACGTGTTGCTTGGTCATTACCTCTTACTGGAATATAAAAATCTTCTAGTAAGTTTTGCATGTTATATTTTACGTTATATTCACCTGTCTTTTGATCCATTAATGGAGTACGTTTCATTGAACTAATAGTTTTCTGCATAAATGCTTCAACTTCATTAGGCGGGATAGAACCAACATTAATAAAGAAAGTACGTTTTTCTGGTGAACGAACTACACGATGGATTAACATTGCATCTTCCATTAACGCGTATTGTTTATATAAACGACGAGCTGGTTCTAGATAAGATCTACCATATGGTAAATAATTAACATCTGTAATTAATCTAAAGTGAGCAACCTCATAGTTTTCAAAGAAAATACCTGGTTCGTTTTGACGGCCTAAATTAGGTGTATTGTAATAACCATCACCTGATAAAAATCCTTCAGGTTTAAATTGGAAACGAACAGACGCTGGTTTGTCTTTATCATAATTTTCTTGTCTTTCAATATGATACGCTGTGTATGGAATAACATTATATACACCAAATTTTTCAGCAATTTCTAATCTTAAGAAAAAATCACCATATTTACACATTTGACGAATCCAAGACCATAAATTAAATTCGATATTTAATACATCATAAAATAAGTTATATAAAATTCTTTGAATGTTTTCATCTGATGAACGAATAGATAATACTTCACCCATATCATCTTTTAATGTAGACTCATCAGCTACAATATCAAGTGCAGAACCAACAATTGCATCCTGATCCATGATATCATAGTCTGAATATAATTGGGTACGTAAGTATTGATAATTTAAATTTAATTGAGCTCCATAAAGTGAAGATGCATTAGTTGAATAGATTCTATTATATCTATCCATTAATGAGTTAGTAGCGATATCACCTGTTTGTTGTATGGTGTTAACGTCCATTACTTTTAATTGATCACCACCCTGATTTCTCATCACTACATCAGTAGAGAACAGTCGTTGTAATCGTGAAAATAAGCCTTTGTCTGCCATTTTATTATATGTTATTAATTATAAATATTATCGTATTAACCAACTAATGTCTTCATTTCCGCCCATACCATTTTCTATACTATATGGGTTAGGAACACTAGAACCATACGCTCCTGTAAATCCTGTTCTGTTAACAGACATATTACTTAATGTTGCTCTAGACATTTCTAGGTTTTGTGATTTAAATCTTAATGATGTATCTCTTAAATACATTCCAATTGCAAAACTCATAATTAAGTCATCATTGTATCCTGATTGTGCTTCAGGACGACCATTTTTCCAAATGAATACTTTCATTTCTTCTAGTAAACGTTTAGATTGAATAACAACACTTTTATCACCTATATACTCTCTAAATTTATTAACTATTAAAGGACGAGTTTTCAGTGATGTTGTAAAACCAGGTACTAATTTTGAATTATCCATATATTGGTCAAAATAAGCATCAGCATTATTACTAGCATCACTTTTAGGTGAATAATATAAATTCTTATATCCACGTTCTTGAATTGCATCTAATGCTGACCAACCAATATTAGCATTTTCTACTACTAATAAAGCTTGGTTATATTCTGTAGCTAAACCAACTAAGAAAAATCCAAATTCTTTAGGTGGTAATTGACCTTTATATTCTGCTACCTGTGTATTAGATTCAACATGTATAACATGGGCTGCGGAAAAATCCTTGCCATCACCCCGTGCTACATCGGCTATAACCATATATGATTGAGTATAGTCCGCCGGTTCCCATATCCATAAGTTACGGTCAACTCCGCGGCGTTCTAGCGGTTCTTTTATTGTGGTTTGAGATATAAATTCAATCCATTCTGAATAGAATACTGTATCACCTGAAGTACTAAAATCACAATCACACTCTTGAGATGCTAATCTAGGATCACCTAATAATTCGTCTTGTTTTTTTCTCCATGCTTCATTTCTTTCAGGATGGACAAACCAAGGTAATTTAATAGGTAAGAAATCGTTTTGTTGGGCTTCAGCTTTAACCCATGTTTGATGAAACCAATTACCTGTACCATAAGGAGTAGATAATACAATAGCACCACCACCCGTAGCTAAGGTTTGTTGAGCAGAAGCCCAAATTGTATCAATACCTTCAATAAATGCTGCCTCGTCAATTAATAGTAAAGATACAGCTTCAGATCTACCAGCATCACCAGCAGCTGATACTGCTTTAATTTGAGATCCGTTATTTAATCGTAATGTAAGTTTATTATTTTCGTCTGCTGTTACTTTTAACCATGATGGTAAATTTTCATACATGAATTTTACCTTAGTTACCATGTTTTTAGCAGTTTCTTGCTTTGTAGCAATACAAAGTACGTTTTTATCTTTATGGAATAACATTAACCATAAAGAATAACCAGCTGATAGTGTTGAAATACCTAATTGTCTTGATTTAAGTACTATACTGTATGGATTGTCTTTCCATAAATTTAATACTTTATCTTGAAATGGATATAAATTAAACATGATTCTTCCTCTTTGAGGATGTTGAATATAACAGTATTTTTTCATAAAGTGGCTTGGGTCACTCGCACACTTTACATATTCCTGTCTTATAACTTCACGTAAGTCTTGACTCATATAACTAGTAAAATACCAACAAAAGCAATAGAACTAACTATGAACTTTAATTTGAATTTTTTTATTTGTTTTTGGTAATCAGTAATAATATTATCTTTATATTCTAATTGTTTTTGACGATCTATATCAATTTTTTTATATAATGAAATAGATGTATCTTGATTTTTTATAATAGAATCTTGATTGTTTGTTATTGTAACTAAAATATTAACTGAATCTCTAACTACTGTGATTTGATTTTTAAGAAAATCACGTTCATTTTTTACAATTAAAGCATTTTTTAATGTTTTAGTGGGAACTGTAACTAAATCCTCAGTTAAAAGCGTTTGTGAACTCACTAACAAGGGCATCATTAGACAAGTTATTAATACGATTATGTTCTTCATTGTATTTAGTTTTATATAAATCGGCTTTATATTTTAAACCCGATAATTTTGTTTTATCTTCTGTTACTTGTTTTTTATAAACAGCAGTAACTGAATCTAATTGGGCAATTTTAATTTTAGTAGAGTCAATATTTGCCTGTAATGAATCTATTTTATTATTTAATGTTTCGTTTTCTTTAGCCAAACGGAAATTAGGATTAATGTTAAGAATATTTACAATTAATAACACTAATCCTATGTATCCTAAAAATTTAAGAATTTCTTTATACAACATCAAATTCAAATTTATCCTTTAATGCTTCTAATTCTTTCTTTTGTGCTGTTTTTTCTTTTAATTTAGCAACAATATTTGCTTTTTCTTCGCCTTCAGCTTTTTTATAGTCGTTAGCTAATGTCTTCATTTCTTTTTCTACTTGAATTAAACCTTTTAATACTTTATCTAATTTAGAAGTACGTTTAGTTAATTTATCAGCAGCTTTAGATGCTTGTTTGTCAATATCTGTTTCGTCTGGCGCTGAGTCTTCGTCTCCTGCTTTATAGTAGTCATCAGCTTCTTCTTCGCCTGTGTTAATATCTTTTTCCACTGCTTTAACTGCTTTTTCTATTTTTTCTTTAGATGGTTTAACAACCGCTGCTTTTGGAGCGGCTCCACCCATTGATACTACACCTTTATCTTTTAACATACCCATTAATTCTCTGAATTTAGGATTGTTAATACTAGCTGTATCATTTAAACCAAATTCTTTAGCTACATCAGCAACTGACATTTCACCTTTTTCTAAAAGATATTCTAATGCTTTTTTAACATTACCTTTAGCTTTTTCAATTAATGAAGCTAATTCATCTTTCATTTCTTTATTTAAAATGTAAGATACTTTAGCACGAGCCATTTCATTTAAATCATTTTCATTATTAGATAATGACATCATTAAATCTTTTAAAAGATATTTAAAATCTTTATCTTGTAACCATCCTCTTGTATGAGCATAATAATCATAAACATCTTTAACTGAGCTTAATTTTTTAATATCCTTAATAAATTCATCTGGATTTGGAGATACTTCTGATTCAAACTCATATACTGTTTGTTGTAATGGAGTTAAATCATTAACTTCTTCAGCTACGGCTATGGATTGTCCTGATTTTTTAGCTTGATCAATTGCTGCTTTAACAGTAGCAGTTGATGTTTTTTCTGATTTAGCTATTGTGTTAATATCATCAGTTGTTGTTTGTGGACCTACCATAGTAGTTTCACTTAATGCACCTATGATTTCTTCACGTATAAAAGATTTAAATTCTTTGATTTTCATGTTATATTTTTCTGATAAATATTATGAAAATATTGTCTCTTTAACTTTTTTAACACGTTCTTCATTAGTTCCGCTAATTTCTACAAAATTTTTCATACGATGTGAATATCTATCAGCAATTCTTTGAATAAAGAAATCAATTGTTTTTCTAAACTCATTATCAGTTTCACGTACTCCGTTATTTTCCATAACTGTTCCAATAGGATTTACATAAAATATATAATCATATTGACTAACAAATAATTTAGCGTAATCTTCAAATGCTTCTTTATCTAAAACATTAATAGATTTAGCGCATTTTGCAAATGCTATAACATCAATAACTGTTCTATCAGTAATTAATTTAGGACGCATTAATTCACTAACACGTTCGGCTAAGAATATAGTTTGACCATTTAAAGTACTATCAGTATTTAATGGAATACCTAAATCTTTTAAATATTTACTACGTTCAGTTGTAACATAGTAGTCTTTAAATTCAGGCAATTCACCTAATGATTTTACTAATGTTGTTTTACCAACACTCATTGTTCCACAAAAACCTATTTTCATATATTATAATGTATGTAAAGTCTCTAATGAGACCAAGTTGTAATTAATTTGTTTAAACTCTAGAACCAGCTGCATTGCCAGTTGATGATTTGAACCATGGTAAACCTTCACGTTGTTTACAATGTTCTTTAAATAATTTTTCAGTGTATTTAATACCATATAAATAATACTCACGTTTTTTTCTTTCACCTTGAGGTATTAATGCTGGTCCATCCCAGTTATGATACTTGCCTTCCCAAACATACGCAATTGTTCCGTCTGCTTTTGTTAATTTTTTAGTTGGTTCAAATTTTTTATTTTCCATATAATTAAATATAACATCAAATTAGTAGGAGGCCAAACTTATACTGCGAAACTTTCACCACATCCACATGTTCGTGTTGCGTTTGGATTATTGAATTGAAATCCTTTACCATTTAACCCATCTGAAAAATCAAGTTCAGTACCTGCTAGATATAGGAATGATTTCATATCTAACACTAATTTTTCTCCGTTATCTTCAAATTCCTGGTCACCTGATTTAATAGTATTGTCAAAATCTAATTTATAAGATAAACCAGAGCAACCTCCTCCTTGTACTGATACACGGAGGAAGTATGTTTCATCAAAATTAGATTCTAATTTGATTACTTTTATTCTATCTCTAGCTTTATCTGTAATTATCACTTGTATAATTTTAATGTTCCACTACCTATTTCATAATTAGATAATTCATATATTACATATGATTGATTTTCAATCCAGTCTCCTGTATTGATATATCTAATATTGTCTATAGTTTTGTCTACTGGTGTGTGAATATGTCCACAAATAACAGTATGGCAATTACGTTTTTTAGCTTGTCTAACCATTTCTTGCTCATAATCAACCATAAATGAAACAGCTGCTTTAACATTATCTTTTAAATATTTAGATAAACTTGTTTTCTTATTAATTTTCTTTAATAGTCTATCAATAACAATAGCAGCATCATAACCAATTGAGCCTAACATACCTAACCAATGCATTTTAATAATGCCATCATATTTGTCTCCATGACAAAACCAAATACCACCTTCGATAAATTCGTCTACTATTTTAATATTACCTAATTGCATAGGTGTATATTTTCTTAAGAATTCATCATGATTACCTGATATCCAAATAATTTCTTTTTCTTTAGATATTTTAAACAACTTACGTATTACTTTGTTATGATCCGTGCTAAACTTCTTATAACGCTGGAATAACCACCCATCAATAATATCGCCTACTAATATTAAGCGGTCGTATTCTACGGTTTTAAGTAAATTTATAATAGCTTTAGTATTACAACCTTTAGAACCTATATGTAGGTCAGACATTACTAATGTTTTCATATTATTTTAATAATGATTCGGCAACATAAATACCATGTGCACCACTAACTGTAATACCTCTCGCACTCAACGCATCACCAACAAAGTGTACATTTGGATATTTAGTTAATGCTAAATTAGTATAGTCTACTAATGGTTCTGGTGATAAATATTTTACTTCAGGTATATAAACTCCCCAATCATCGCCTAATGTTGGAAATATTTTTTTCATATCATCAATAAAATCTTCAATATATTGAAAATATCCTTGAAATTCTTGTTTTATATCTTTTAATCCAATCTCATCAACTTGAGCTGTATTAATAAGAGTTCCTTCAGATGTGGTTGATGGATTACGAGTACCATTAGGTGAATAATATAAACCTGTATTGTTAGGTTTAATTTGTAATTTATTTACTAATTCTCTAGACCAAGTAAATGGATCTTCAATATCCTTAATTTCCATAATAATACCAAAATTAGTCATTCCATTTAGATATTTAGGATCTTTTTTAGCGTGACCATTGTAAGTAACATCACCATATGTTTCTTCTACAGCAACATAAGCCGCGTTATTGTTTGTACAAAATGAACGTAATGAAACACCTTTATCATCAAATTTTCTATATAATTTAAAGTCATATGAAATATCAATTAGTTTTTGAAAGTGTTCTTGTGGTGCTTCAAAACGTACTCCAATTTGAACTGATTTAGGTTCATCTGGTAGTTTATATTCATTTGCTAATTGTTGAGCAAAATCAATTCCTGATTTACCTACTGCAAATATAAGTTCATCATAAGTACCAATCCAAGGACTACCTGTAGTGGTTTCACCAAATATTTCACTAAAATTAAAATCAATAGTTTTAACTTTAGTTTCCCAAAAAAATCTAACACCTTTAGATACTAAATAATCATACCAATTTTTAGCAATTTCAGATAAATAATCTGTACCTACATGCCATACAGGAAATAAACGTAAACCGAAATATGGTTTAATAAAATCTGGTTCAGCAATTGGGTTTGAGCATTGTACTTCTTCAGGTTTAGGATGGAAACGTTTAAAGTTAGTAATAACTTGATCCATTAATTCCATTGCTTTTTCCTCGCCTGTGTACTTAGCTAATTGACCACCAATAGCTGTATGGTATGTTAATTTACCATCACTCCATCCACCTGCTCCTAACATTCCTGTCATCACCTCTTCAGGTAAGCGGTTATATGGATCTTTACCCATATCAATGATAGTAATTAAATTACCATCATATCCATTATCTACTAATTTAGTTGCAGCATTAATGCCTGCTACTCCGGCTCCAACGATTACAATTTTTTTCATATATTTTAATATAATTAATTTTTAACTAAAGGCCAAACTAAGGTGGCCCACCTTTTTTAGGGTGGGCCACAGCTCCATAATGTTTTATAAAATCGACAGGCTATGAATCTGTCTGTATGTTATTTATTATTTAAAGAATGACATATTATTATTAACAGCATATAAAAAATCTTGAGAAAATTTATAAGCTTGTTTAATTCTTTTCCCCATATATTCTTTATCACCCATAGGTTTTCCTTGGTGTACTGAATTGATAAAAGTAATTAACATATTTTTGTCTACTTCTTCTTCTTTACTTGTTGTATTGATTTTATTTAAATAAGATATAGCTATATCAGGTGTTGTACTTTTTATTGCTTTTACCATAGCATCATATGCTTGTGTATTTGACATTTTATTTATATCAGCTGTGTTTCGTTTTGCATATGAAACCGGCATTTCAGTTTTTACAACTTGCTGGATTGATTGTTTTTGGTCTTGAGAAAAACCTGGAGATGCTAACAATGATGATAATATAGCAGCAGTCATTAAGCCTTTTTTAGCATATGATTTAATTTTTTCTAATACATCATCAAATACTCCTTCATTTAATGTATTAATTATATCATCAGCTATTTTTTGCTCTTCTGGTGATAAAGTAGTTTCTTGAATATCTTCTCTATATTTACTTTCAGTAATAATCCCAGCAAGTTTTTGCATACGGATAAATTGCTCGTTTAATGGTTGCTTCATTATTATTTAATTTTATTAAGTAATTCTTTATGATACATGTTAACAGCAGTTTCTAAATTTTTAAGATCAGCATCATCAGCTGTGTTATCTCTTTCAAATTCACGCAATTTGTTTAAATACTGCTTAATAACATTTTTTTGTCCTATGTTTATAGGACTATCATTTCCGGACATTTCCTCATTTATTTTAATTCCCGCAATTTTTTGCATTTTTATAAATTGCTCATTTAATGGCTCTTTCATTTTTTATATATTTTTAATTTTAAATTATATTCCTGCTAGTTTTTGCATTCTAATGAATTCTAAAGATAAAGATTCATTTATTGCTGATGGTGATTTTATATTTTTTACAATAGAACTTATAGACTCCCAACTTTCTTTAATTAATTCAATTATAGCATATGCTAATAATATATAATGACCAAATTCCCATATCTTTATAAGATCATCTGCGTAAGGAATATAAGCAGAATATTCTTTTATTTTTTCTTCTACCCAACTCCAAGAAGAGTTAAAAACTCCTGAAATTTCCATAACAGCTGATATAAGTTCTGGAATAACATGAAATTCCATAGCTTTAGGGCCTCCTATTTTTTCAATAAATTTAGATATTAGTGTTAATATTTTAGAACTTGCCCAAGAACCAGTTATACTTACAATACCCATTACTGGATTTAATGCTACTTTTATTATGTTTCCTAACCATGTTTTCCATTTACTATTTTCTTCTGCTTCTAATAAAACATTAGGATTATTTAAATGTTCAGTAGTTTGTTTATTAAATATATTTTCTTGAATATTTTTTCCTGCTTCTTCTGCTTTTGTAATAACTGGTTCAACTACTTTGTCGCCAATAGCATCAATCATAGTACTTGGGTCTTCTATTTTACCCTTAAAAAAACTATCTATTTTAAGTATGTGATTTATTTCAGCTATTAAATCATCTCTATCTGGGCCATTTAGTGCTTTTTTAAAGGCTTCTGTTATTTTATTTTTATTTTTTTCTATTAATCCTTTAATTGCTGTTTTTCCTTTTGAAATAAGATCAGTAAAAGCTTTTTTAATTTGAGCCCAAACTTTTACAACATAATTTTTAATTCCACCAAAAGTAGATTTAACTTTTTCCCATCCTGATCTAAACCAATCTGCTATACCTTCGTTTACTTGAGATTCAAATAATACTATATTTTTTCTATGAAAACTAGAATGTGATTCAAGATATAAAGATAATGCTTGTTTTTCACCACTAGTAAAATAATCATTATTTGGTATAGATTTAATAAATTCTTCTTGAACTATTTTTATAGTCTTAGGTATTAAAGAAAATGAAATTTCCTTTTTTACTTCTTTAATTAATTGTTTTAATTCTGATTGTTTCACGACTTATATATTTTTAATCTTAATGTACCTGTACCTTTTATAGCGCGGTGCCATTCATGTCTTGGTATAAATATTGGTTGGTTTATAGAAGTCGGCAATTGATTTTCAAGTTGTAATTGCCAATCTGTTTTACCCATTACTTCAACTGTTCTGTCTTCATCATCACGATGCCACATTAGTTCAATTGGATCTATATTTTCGTTAAATTCACGAATAATATATTCATCTGTAACTTCTATATCAGTGTATGGTCTCATTTAATTATATATTTTTATTTATTAGTATATATAATTTATATTCATCATCTCCCCAACTGCCACCTAAAGATTCAACTTTAGTCACATATGGTAATTGTTTCATCATTTTTTCAGCTAAACTTTGATATATTCTATCTCGTTTACTATTTCTACTTGTTTCTTCATCTGCCTCATTAGCAGGATGGCATTCTAATGTAAATTCACCATAGCCTTTAAAGTCAATTTCAATAAATTTTTTTAGAATATCAACAACAGTATTTAATACTGCTATACCGTCTCCTGATTCAGTTTGAGCCCATGGATTTCCTTTATTTAAACCAAAACTAACATCTAATATTAAATCATCATTAGTTATATCTTCAGGTTTAGCTTTAGAATTCACTAAAGATATCCAGTAATCTTCATATGAATTATTTATAGAAACAAAAATATTGTTTCCTTTTTTATTTATAAAATTATAACGTACACCATCACTTGTTTTTTTAGGACCTGTGAATGAGTAACTTTCTGTTAATAAATCAATGAGTTTGATCATTTTCTTTTAGTATCAATCATATCGTAATAAAATGAATCTCCATCTTCAGTTACCCATCTATCAGATTGGTTTTCTACTGATGGTAATTCAGTGTCTACTTTAAATTGTTTTAAATCTTCAGGTAATTTTTTAGTTACCCAATTTGAATCTTTCCAAAATAATCTATTATTTGGTTGACACATTAAATATCCATCATCTGCTTTAAATATATGTCCACATTTATAATCTGATGGTTCATCACTATATGGATTATCATACCAATCTACAGTAAACATATAAGTTCCCCAAACTTTACTTCCGTCTCTTAAAACAATTTGAGCTCTATGATATGATAAAAAATCATATTCTACAACTGATACATTAACTGAAAAACAATCCCATAATTGTTTAAAATTAAATGGAATGTCGTTTTCTGGAATTTTAGTATAGATTTCAGATATTGGAACCCTATTTCTAACCATACCATCATCAGTCATAACATGAAATGTTAATATTTTTCCGGAACATGATTGTAGTCCAAAAACATAAACATTTAAAAATACTTCTGAATCTTTTTTATTTTTAGTGAAATATGATTTACGAACTAAAGCTTTAAAACTTGGAATATCCGCGTTTAACATATTATTTTTCTCTAATTAACAATTCGCCTAATACTTCTAAACGACCAACTTCACGTTGGAATTCATTTTGAGTCATATCTAATGATATTTTTTTATAGGTTTCATCGAATTCTTTTTTAGCTGCTTCTTTATCAAATTTACCTTTTATAGCTTTTTTATAATAAGATGGTTTCACATTAAAGTGAGTATATGTTAATAAAGCATCGCCGCCTTTTTCTTTAGCATTAGCTATAATTTTTTCAGCACCTGCTAAACGATTTTTAGCAAATGTTTCAAAACTTTCTTTAGCTTCAGTTAATAATTGAATAAGATTAATCATTTTTTTATTTTTTTAAATGGAGCATATCCTGAACCATATGGAGCTGATTTGCCAGATTGAGGATCTGGAGTTTCTGATATAGTCCAAGTTTTAGCATCATGTGCTTTTTCTTTCAATTTAAATGTAACAACACCACGAATTGATTTAATATCTTTTTCTACTTTAGTTACAATATTAGTATTGTCATTTAATCCTTTAGGGAATGGTGATGGATCAATTTTAATATCTAAATAAGCATATTCATATTGTGATGATGGATTACCTGACTGATATTCTCTGTTATTAACAATAGTTACACCTAATACAGCTCTAACATCAGATAAAATGTATTTCATTTTAGCAACTTTAGGGTTGATAACAATAACACCACCAATGGCTAATACCTTTTTTGATGAAGCATATTCTTCTTTAATTGCTTTTTTAATTTCTGATAGTTTCATAATTGTAAGTATTACCAAAAACCGGTAAAAGTAGTTTTAAATCCTAATAAGTTTGCGTAACGAGGTAATCTACATGACCAGTAACGTGCTGTTGTTTTATCTTTAGCTTGTGGACAATTCATTCTATCTGAAAATGCTTTACGTGCTTTAGGATTGTTTAGTTTTGCTCTTAAAGCTCCACCAGCCATACCAAATGATATTTTTTTAACTTTATCACCGTCTTTAACATAAACATAGAATTTTTTAGATCCACCACGTTTTGGTTTACCTAATGCTACTTCTTTACCTTGGTATTTAGCTTCAGTTATTATTTCCATTAATGGTAAATCTAAAGGAACAAATTCGCCTTCATATTTTGCCCACCTGCCAATATCAGTACGTTCAAATATTTTTTTATCTGTACCTTGTAATTCAATAATACCTTTAGACCATAACATTCTCGCTTCAGTCAATAATTTTTGATGAGCGAAACTGCCTGGGCGATATATATTCTCGGTAAGCTGTATTTTACTGTCTATATGGTAACGCATCGCCTCAGATATCGCCATATTGTACTGCTTAGACTCTACGAGTAAAGGCGGTGTATCGCAGTGTTTGCATGAATCGGTTACTTTGTAATTTTGCAAAGTTTCTGAGATAAGTTGTTTTAATTTATTCATGATTATAAATATTAAATTGCTTTAGCAGTTGAAAATTGCTTTTTAGGATAAAATCCAAATCTTGCGTTTTTAATGTCTTGTTGACTCATATTATTTCTAAAAGTGACAGCCATATGTGGTATATATTCTCCAGTTAATTGTTGTGGATATATAAAATAAGCAGGACTAGTTATTTCAAAATACTCACCTTTATCAATTAATGTTATATTTCCAAAGCATATTAATTCTACTTTATCAATTCCAAAATCTTCACCTAAACCGTAAGATGCTTTTAATTTTAAATCATCAGATTTAATATCTCTTTTATAACTGTCTTTATTTTTTAGTTCTCCACCTGATGTTTGCTTAACAGCATCTATAAAGCTTTTAACCTCATCATTATTACTTAATTTACTCATTCCTGATAATTGTTGAGATTGAATATCTTTATGTTGGATATATAGATTTTCATCACCCTTAAATATAAAATCAGCTTGTTTATTACCTGGTATTTTTTCTACTGTAGTAATATTTTTGTATACTTTTTCTCCTACTTTTATATTAATACTTCCACCTTTTTCTTCAATAGCTTTATTTAAATTACTTAATTGATAATCTTCAATATCAGCACCAATAGCTTCCATACCTAATACTAAAATTATATCTTTTCCTTCAATAGGAAATTGGAATGCAAAATTTCTGCTACTAGGATTTTGGTTATTAGGATTACCTAATTTTGTTGGAGGAAGAATTTTAATATCTTTAGGATCTATATCAAATATATTAGATATAATATCTATAAATTCATTATTAGTAATATTCCCTATATTTTTTATACGTTTAGGTCTACTATGAGGACCTAATTTTCCTTTAGCTTCATCTGATGATAAAATAGTTCTTATAACTTGGGGTGTTGTTATTTTATCTTCTTTTAAACTAATACCTAAATTATTTAGTAATGATTCCATTAATAAAATATCCTGTTCATTTTTCATGTCAGGATATCCTTTAGGAAATTTATAAGAATATTGTTTTAAAAACTTATCTAATGGATCCATTATTTTACTTCAATTTGCTTCAAATTTGAAAATATTTGAGTTAATAAATTGTCGTCATTTGTTTTAATCATAGCAATCATAGTATCAGCCAATATTTTATTAGCCGCTACATTCAAAGGTTTATTACTTTTTACTAAATTAATAGTAGTAGTAAATTTAGAAGGATCAAAACCTTCAACACCTAATTTTTTAAATAAATCTGTTTTGATTTGACCTTGAAGTTTTGGTTCTTCAGTAGTGACTTCTAAAATTTGTTCTCTTATTAATTTTTTAAGTTCTGATTTTTTCATAATATTAGTAATTAAATTGTTAAATCAGCAGCTGGAGTTGATTCTTCAGCTGGACCTGGTTCTGTAGCTGCTTCATCACCTGAATCTTTAAATGATGAATTCGCATCTTTTGAAGCTCCATATGATAATAATCTAGCTATAGATTCTGTTGCCCGCCCTTCGTCTTTTATATCATTTAGCCAATATTTTTTACCTTCTGATTTACAAATCCATGTAACATCATCATATAGTAAGTAAAAGAATTGATTGTTAGCTAATAATATTTTAAATGTTGTTGGTTTAGGTGCTATCCATTGTATTTCACTAACAAAATCTTTATATTGAGTTGTTAGTAATTGAATGATAGAATCACGTAATGTAGGGAATTTAGCTAAAATAGGAAACTTATCCAAATCTAAAGAAATATCTGTTTTAGGAACATCTAAATCTATTTTAGATTGGGCTTTGTAAACTTGTTTTACAATAGCACGTATTCTATTTTTAAAGTCTTCTTTTACCATTAGTTTTTATTTTCTTTATTCCAGTCTGATAAACTCATCATGCCTACTTCAGTATCATAATCATCATAATAATTATTTTTTACTCGTTGACCTATTTTTTGAGCTTCAGCTTTTGAATTTAAAGTATGTCTTAATTTTTTACCGGTTTTATCTACATTAATCCATACTACCCACTTTTCACCTTCTGCTGCTTCTTCTTTAACCATTGGTTTTTTAAGTTTAGCCATTATTTTTTCAGATAATGTTGAGTTTGTTAAAGATTTAACTTCATCCATGTTCTGTGCATTTACAGCGTTAAAAACTTCTTGACCATATTTTGACACTACTTCTTTCTCAGACTTTCCAGCATCAATCATTTTTTTAGCCGCAGCAATATCCTGTTTAAATTGTGTTGGTTTAGATGATTTAACTCTATATTTTTCTTGTGCAGGAGTAACTTCATTCATTGGTTCATCCATTGCTGGAATAATATCTTCGTAATCCTGCATTGACAATGTTTCTTTACTTTTATTGATTTCAATAGCTTTTTCAGCCACATCATGTAAATCCATATCCGCTTTAGCGTCTTCACGAGCAAATTCTAACATACGAATAAATAAAGGTACATCCATAGTAACTGTATCTACTGCATCTTTAGCTTCTGCTTCTTCTTCGTTAACTTCTTCTTTAACTAAACCACCTTTAAGGATAGTCATAATAGATGAGTAAGCATCATCAATACTATAATCATAGTATTTAGCTACACCTTTAACAAATTGTTCTACTTTTTTTCTTAATTCAGGATTAATACTACCTCCAGTAACAAACATTTGAGCTTTTTCTTCTTGAATCATAGCATCTAAAGCTGGTTGTTTATCTTCAAATTCTAAATAATGTTTAGCTTTATCCATATAATCAGCAGCTAGATGGATTTTTTCTTGCCACCAATCAGGGAAATCAACTTCTTGATCCATTTGATCATATTTATCTAGCATTTTATATAAACTAGCGGCATATTTAGCTATACGATAAACAGATGCTTTTAACATATCTGGTTCATCATCTTGATGGCCTAAATCAATATCTTCTTTTGTAGCTTTTTTAATGATTGATTTTTGCAATTCATCAGGTAATGATTTTTGACCACCTTTTAAAGCAGGATCAGTATCAAACTCTTTTGAAAATTTTTCATCTACAGGACTCATAAGAGTCTTTTTAATCATTTCACGTACTTTATCTTTATTCATGTTTTCTGCTGTTTTTTTAGCTATATTAGTAGCACGTCCATACATCACTTTTTCAGCATCTTTACCATAGCGTTTAACTAATGATGATTTTGCGGTTTTAAGTTGCTTAATAACTTCCTCACGTTTTTTTAATTCATTAGGAGTTAATGTTTTTTCAGTGATACTTTGTTTCATTATCTTAAAATTCTTTTTAACATTGGAAACATATTTTCATTAATTTGATTTAATTTACCTTTAGCTTTTTTAGCTTCAGCCATATCAGGATAACTATCATCATAAACATCCATGCTGTCATCATAATTATCATCATTATCATCACCTGGATTATCTCCAGCATCATATTGATTTAAGAAGTCTTCCAATTTCATTCCTGGATTTTTCTGTATTGCTGTAAACATATCATTTATTATGTCTTCATTGTCCATATTTGATAAAATATCATATATAGCATCAGCACTATCATCATTTATAGCTTCATTAATTGGAGCTGTATCTAAGATATGAGCTTTAGTAAAATAAGTAATTGTATTAGCAATTTGAGTAATTAATTTTTCATCACCTAATGCTTTTGCTTCAGCATATGCTGCTTGTAAGTTAGATTGAATACCTGATACTTCAGTTGTTTTACCAGCCATCATATCTGATTCAGGAGCATCAACTACTTCAGTATCGTCTACTGTTATGTCTTCAACTTCTTTATCTTTTTTAGCTTCACTAAGACTGTCATTAGCTAACTTACCCATGTCCACTAAATTTTCTAATTCTTCACGTTCATCATTATTAAGATCTGTGCCATCTTTAAATTTAGCAACAGAAATATAAACGTCAGAATAATCATTATAAGATCCACCTTCTACTTCAATTGAATTAACATCAACTTCTTTTCCGTTTAACATTACTTTGTTTGATTCTGCTTCTTTTAAGGTAGTACCATCAGAAATTCCTTTAATACTTGAATGTAACATTGCTAAGAAATATTTCATTTCTATTATTCTATCTTCCATCTCTCTATCTGTGAATTGACCAAACATGACAAGATTTTTAACTATATCTAAATTCCTAAAAGCAGTTTCTATAGCAGTAACAGTTTTTCTTTCAACATCTTTAGGCTTAGTAAAGTCCCAATTATCTCCAATAGTAGATATAGCTTCATCTAAAGGATTTTGCAACATATCTTCTAATTTTTCTGCTTCTTCTTCTGATAAACCAGGATAAGAGTTCATTAATTCTTCAGCATCATATTCACGCATCTCATCTATAAAAAGATCACCTTTATTTTTAAAATATTTAAATAAAAACTCAGCATCATAGTTGTTGTCTTCTAATTCTACTTCTTCTGCTTCAGCTAATGGATCATACATGTTATTTAAAGCACCTGGTTCATCAATATCTTCTGTAGAATCTTCATTTAATTCAGCTAAAATCATTTCTTTGATTTTTGATTTTAGTTTAGATTTAGTCATCTTTTCTTTTTCGATTTCTTCACCTTTTTTAACTCCAGCACCATATATATTTTCTTCACCTTTTTTACCTAAACGTTTAGCTGATTTAGCTCTATCATAATCAGTATCACCTTCGCTCATTTGTGTATTATTTAATTTAGATAAATCGTTTGGATCAATAACAACTATTAAATTATCAATTTCTTGACCATATCCTATTGGACTATCACCTACTTCATTTTTTACTCCAATAGAAGTTAAATAATTACTCATTTCATCTGCTAATTTATCTACTGTATTATTTAAAAATGATTTTTCTTTATCTTTTAAATAATCTCTATCACCAAAATCCATAGAATTTTCTATTTCTTTAAAATTATCACTGTTAGTAACAACTAAATAAAGTTCATTATCTACTTTATAGTATTCAACATTTTTAAATTTACCAAAACTTACTTTTGAATCTTTGTAAGCACCTTCACCTTCATTCATATCATCTAAGAAAAAGTCTTGACCTGGGAATAAAGTAGCTAAATCAGTTAATTTTAAATTAACTTGATAAATAGATGGAGCCATTTCTTGGTATACTTCTGAATTATATTTGTCTGCTATAGTTTGGATCATAATGTCATCATTTGATGCAATCATGACTTTGTTTTTTGCTGGGTATACCCAGATGTCTAGTGTTTCATCAGCATTTTTATTTGGAGGTACCATGTGGTAGATATTATCATCTCCCATGATTCTTTTCCATGATGAAAAATTTAACATGTTAGTATTAGATCCTTGATTTTCTTTAATAATACCCGCAAGTTTTTGCATGCGAGCTAATTGTTCATTTAATGTTGGTTTCATGTTTTATATAGTTATATATTATAAATATGTGTTATTTGTTAAACTTAACTTTTGCTTTTTCTGTATTGGATACAAATTGTTTACCTTTTTTACTACCCTCAACTTTTTTGCGTGTTGTTGCGGCACGTTCTGCTTTAGTTAAGCGTTTTGCTTTAGCTAATGGTAAGCAACGTTGTGTTGCTTTACCTTTAGGCATTGTACCACAGTCACCTGCGATGTTACCTTGAGTATCTATACGGACCCATTTTTCTTTTTTAAACCAGTCACGTAGTGATTCTTGTACTAGACGTTTTAAATTGTCCATTATTTTTTCTTGCCTGACATTAATCCTTTACATACCTTAACAGCTCGACCTGATAAATAAGCTGAAGATTTTTCGCCAGATGCAAGTCTACGTTGACGATATGCTTCGCCTTTAGGGCAAAGTTTTTCAGTTAATAATTCATTTAATATATTATCAATGCGTTCTTTTAATCTAGGTGTATTAAATATTTTATTAATAATAACAAAATCAGTTATTGGATCTAATTCATCCACTGTTTTACCATTAGCATAAAGTTTTAAAAAATATTTTACTGTAGGTGTATTGTAAGTATCAATTTTGTCTTTGATAATTTCTAATTTTTCCTTAGCTACTTGTTGAATTGCATCCATATTATTTACTTAATAGATCATTAATTTTGTAGTGAAATTGTGACATACTAGTGTCTAGTAAATCAGGATTATCCTTTAATATTTTATATAGTTTTTCACTAACATCAAATTTAATTACAGGATTTAATATATCTTCTTCCATCATCTCATTATTTTCAACTAAACGACGATTGTTAAAATATTTATATGTGTTAAATGTACCCATTATTTTTTAGTTTTTAAGTAATTACTTAGTAGTGTACCTATAGCACCTATCTTCTGTCTTATAAATATCCATTCTTCTAGCGTTAATGTATGATTTTCATTAACATAATCAATAACTAACACACCTATAAACTGATCATGCAAATCATGTATAGCAAGAGCATAAAATGATTTAGTTCCACATGTTTTGTCTACAGGGAATAAATTTTGAGCTTTATCAGCATCATAATGAGGTAATGTAATTTCACCTTCTCTATATAATGTAGAAAATGCTTTACTAAATAATGATGTAGGAATATTTTGGTATACTTCTTTAACAGATGCTACATCAATGCTTACTTTTTCATATAATATTGAAAATTTTTGTAATGATTTACCTGTAGGATATAAATGCCCACCATTATGGAATTGTGATATCCATACACGGTCACAATTTAATTGGTCAAATAAATTATCAACTTGATGGTCGATTAATGCATTATGTTCAATAGCTTCAGCTAATGGATCTTGCTTTTTTCTTTCTAATTTAGTTTTAACCCAAGTCATTGCTATTGGTCCTATTACTGCTGTTATAAATGCAACTATCACTGCCGTTATTATATCCATTACTTTTTTAAACTTTGTAGGTATTCTATTGTTTGTTCTTTATTCTTTAATAATTGTGCTTTGTCTGAACCGTTCCATGATTCTACATCTCCTGCCTCTGTAATATAAGATTCCATTTTGGTATCTATTTTTTCATCAATCCAAATATTAAAATCTTTAATTATACTATCAATATCAGAATTTAATATATTTTTTTCATATTCAACCCATAATCCTTTTGCTTTTATTGTACCTTCAAATTCTATTTGGCAATTAAAACATCTGTTATATTGAATATAAAACTGTTTATCATAACGGTGTTTCATTACTTTAGAGCATTCAGGGCAAAACAAGGGTAAATGGATTTGAGCTTTTGCTTTATCCAATTTTGTAACATTTTGTTTTATACCATTTTTAATAGTCCATTTACGACTATCTTCTTCCCATACATCTCCTTCATTATGAAACTCTTGTTGTTTGGTAAAACCAATACTAGTACTAGTTTTTTCACCATATTTACCTTGAACTAAATTACGAAGACGTTGTACATCTTTTTCTTTAAATTCTTTTTTTAAAACTGATTCTGACATTTATTACTTTATTAGATTTTTTATTTGTTCTCTAATGACTTCTTGTAATTCTTTTTTAGTCATTTTAACTTTCATATACTCAGCTTTAGGATCTTTAGGTAATTCTTTAATTTTACCTGCTTTAAACTGTTGCATAAAATATAATTTTGCTTCTTGATCTAATTTATCTGCTGATTCATCAACTGCTTCTTTATCTACTATTGAATAATTAATTTTAGCATTTTTCATTACTACATCAATAATTTTTTTAGTTAAGTCTTTAGCTGGATTTCCTGATTTAGGGAAAACAATAGTATCATCTTTAACTTTATATTTTAATAATGTAGGTTTAGAAGTATGTGATTTAACAAAATCATCAATTGATGTTTTAGTTTTAACAGGAAAAGGAAAACCTTGATCTCTTTCCATTTTCTTGCGTTTAGCAGGAATAACAGGACCAAAGTGATCTTCTATAGCTTTTTGTATAGATGATTTATTACGCATGTTAGAAACATACATTCCATAGTTATCTAATGTTTCTAAAGCCTTAACTGTATCTTCTACAGAAACACTATTAGGAGTAACTACAATATCGTAATTTACTTGTTCACGATTTGAAGGTGTAGTTTCTGCTTCTTCTTCTCTTAATTTATATTTGTAAGCCATATTATTGCTTTAATTTTTGAATTAATTCTTTAGCTTTAGCTTTTTTCTCATCAATATCTTTTTTAGATGTTCTAAATTCATCCATTGATGATTTTAACTCATCAATTTGCATATCACGTTCTTTTAAAACCATAGTAGCTGTTCTGCCAGCATCTGATTTGTTTTTATACATACCCATGATATTTTCATATGTTAAGCCATTTTTAATTTTTTCAGCTAATGAAAAAAGATCAGCTTCAAACATTATTTCTTCTTTTGTAGATTTAGTACCTGGTTTAGATACAACAAAGAATTTACCTACTTCATCAACTACATCATAGTTTTTAGTGATAATTTCTTTTGTTTCCATTGTTTCTTCTTCTAAATTTTCTCTTAAAAGGTCAATTAATTTTTTCATATTATCTTTTTATTTTGTTTTATTTATTTTTAATACTGTCTTCCCAATTTCTAAACATCATATTACCTTTTTTGTAAGCTTCTCTTTCAATTTCAGGTAAATCTCCGTCTTCATTTGTATTTGTTGTACCTATATTATTTAATCTATTATCTAAATTTTGTTCATGATGTATCATTTCATGTGAAAATGAACGTAAAACATCTTTAGGATGTCTATTCATAGTAAATAAAGTAATTGATTTTTCTTCTGGGCTGTAAAATGCTGTTTTGCCAAATACATTTTCAGCATTTGCTTTATCATTGTTAATAAATTTAACAACAGGTAATGGCTTAATATTCATTCCTTGATTAACCATATATTTAGTTAATTCAGGAATATATTTTTTATAGTCATTATTTTCTTTACCTTCTTTTAATTTTCCTTGTCCACCTGCTTTTAATAACGGACTATCTTTAGGTAATTTTGTATTAATATAATCAATAGTATTTTGAATTGTTTTATATAAATCTTTTTGAAATTCTTTATATCCTTCTGGATTATATTTTCTTATTTGTTCTATATTTGAGTGAAAATTAGTTAATGTACTTCTTGAATCCCACCCTGGATTTGTATTTATTCCTAAAAACCATCCTCCCCAATCTGCTATTTTTCTTATAAATTTTTGAATATCATTACCTTTTTCTCCTTTAGATAACCAATCCATTGTACTTTTATTAAACATTTTATTTTTACCAGAATAAAAATCTAAAATATCTTGATAATAAGAGTTTAACTCAAGTACAGCTTGTTTTAAATTATCTTTATTATTATTTATATATTCATAACTATTAAATTTTATAGCTTCTAAAAATTCACCTGTTTGTGATGGAAATTCTTCCCAAGTACCATAATATAATTCTGGTTTTGAAGGGTCATATTTAGTTTTTAATGGCTTGTGATTTACAGCTGGATCTTTTGCATGAATTAATTCATGACGTAAAGAAGATAAAAGAGCTTCTTTAGGATTATCTCCAGTTAATGTTTTCCAAATAGATTCTAATGTTCCTTCAAAAGCAGGAAACCAATAATTTCCATTAATTCCTATAAAATTATCTTTAAAATTAGTATTATCTTGTGTTAAAAACTTAGCTGCTGATCGGGTGTCACCATCATCATAAATGTATGGTACAAATTCTGCTTCTTCTCCTGAAGCCATTTTGTATTTGATAGGATTAGTTAATCCTACTTTAAAGTCTTTTTCTTTTAAAGCTTGTATAAAAATAGGAATTAAATTTCTTAATTTTGTTTCTTCTTCATCACTTAATGATATAATACCTTCTTTTAAATCTTCTACTTTATTAACAGCTAAGATATAATTTTTTATGTTATCAATTCCACCTTCAGGACCTTTAAAAGATATTCTTTCTTCTTGTTCATCATAATCACCAGTATTATTAAAGAAATCTCTCACTACACTTTCAGGTTCATCTTCTAACCAATTATATTCCCAATTGTCTTCATAGTTCCATCCCGGTCTGTAGGCAAAAGGTGTTATTTTATATTTGTCAGATAATTTGTCTCCATCTAATGTAATTCTATAATCTGTTTTTACTCCAAAATTAGATCCTTTTTTATAGAAATTTTTATTACGAGTAAATGAAATATAATATAATTCATTACCTAAATAATTTTCTTCAGAGGTATTTATTTTATTAGACTGAAGGATGCCTTTTAATCCATCGGCTGATGTGTAGTGATATAAAGGACCAACTTGCTTACCTTCTTCTAATCCACCAGGTGTATCTAATTTTTTACCTGTTTTAACATCTGTATCATAATCACAAGTTCCTTCATTTAAATCAGGATTATTATCATGTCCACATATACTACCATCTGGTAATTTGTTATGGCAAATATATAAATCCTTACCACCATCAGCTAATTTCCAGGTCCAGCCACAGTTATCACAAATAACTTCTGTAGCTGTTACTAGTTCTTGAATGACAGTAGATAAAGTATTAAATATTTCTGTTTTTTCTTTTACTTTTTCAGGAATAAAAGATAAAAATGCTTCTTGTCCTTTTTTTAATGCTTGACGAGCATCAGTTCCACTTGTATCTGATTGAGTAATTATAGGAGCTAATTCAACATTTTCATATTTACCTATACCTTTAGTTTTTGATGCTAAGTCTACAAAATCATCATCTTTACCATCTCTAGCTCCAATAACCCATATTACATCTTCATCTTGATGATTTTCAATATACTCATATATAGCTGTAATTGGTGATTTAGCTGGTTCTACTTTTACTTTTAAAGGTAAGTATTTTTTATATATATCCCAAGTTAAAAGTGATTCAGCTTGAGTAATTCCATCTCTTGTTCCAGAACCAACATAAATAATAAATTCATCTATTTGAGGAAATTGCTCTAATGCTTTTTCAACAACTTCAAAATGACCTTTGTGAGGTGGTTTAAAACCACCACCATAAAGTGCTACTGTTTTCTTTGAATCTGCTTCAATTAAAGGTAAGATTAATTCTCTAACTAATCCTTTAAATAATTTATTTTCTAATAAACTACTAACTGCGTCTAATGCTGCTTGTTTATTATCACCTTTAGGTGTATCAACTTCTCCACTTTTAATAGACACCATTGATTTAAATATACCTTTTATTCTATTTTTAGAACGTTCGTTTTTTAATTTAGATTTTAAATCTTGTAATAATGTTTTAAAATCACCATCTATATTGTAGTTGTCAAATAATTTTTTAACAATACTCCAATTTGAAGATTTCCAAACCTCAGTTCTATTAAGTTCTTTAAAATTATCTAATGTTACTATACGTAATGTTAATCCAGCACTTGATAAATTAAATTCATATTCTTGATTCGCTTCAAGTTCAGGTACATTAGTAATACCTAATCTAGTGAATATTTTTTTAGGATCTTCTTCTAAACAAATTACTTTAGCTAAACCTAAAAGTAAACCTTGTACTTCAGCTGGATAATCTAAGAATGTATTTTTAAATGTTGATTCTTCTTCACTAGTAGAAATAATATTATCTATTTGAACAAATTCATCAGACATACCAACTATAGGGTATAATACAGTTACTAATTCACCACTACTAAGTGATTTTTTTCCTTTATATTTATTACTTTTAAAAGGTACAATAACTGAATCAGGGAGAGAAGCAAAATATTTAGCTAAATCTTGTTTAGCTAATTTTTTATCATTACTATCTAAATGAACAATTAAATCAATGTCACCAAAGTCTTGTTTAGTTCCTGTATTATAAGAACCAGTTGCTTTAGCGTCCTTAAATCCAGGGAATTTAGATAATACTTTATTTATATAATCTTGAACAGTTTTTTCTACTGCTGCCCTAGATATTCTATTTCCACCTGCTGAACCTGACATTATGCTGCTTTATATTTATTTAAATTAGAATCATCAGGTAAAAATTTACCTTTAAGACCTAAGCGACTTTGATTAGTAATCCAATATTCTTGAAGATCTAATGGAATATCAGCTCTAGTTGAGTCTAATATTCTTAAATATATATCTAATACTTGATTTAATTTATCTTTAGGTAGTTTTTTCTTTAAAACATCCATTAACTCAAAATAATCATTTAATACATCTTGAGATAAATTAAGTTTAAATCCTTGGTTTAATACATCTAATGCTTCTTGAGGATTAGTCGCTACTATATCTCCTGTTTCTTTATCCTTAACACCAGTACCATGACTAAAAGTTTTATTTAATGCTTGGAACATAGCTACCATTAATTGGGTTCTATGTAAACCTTTTACATTATCTTTATAGGTATTTGAATAGTAACTAAAATTTAGCCAATCTAAATTACCTACATTAATATCTATTTGTACTGATTTATCATTAAGTATTTCTCCTTTTTCATTGTATTGAGGAAAATTACAAAATATTGAGCCATTACCTGCTGCTTTTAAATCAGTGTCTATATATTCTGATTTCTTTTCAAGATTAGTAGCTATTAATTCTAACATAGCTCTTAATTTGCTTTGAGTTTCTGATGCTGAACGTGAACGTTTTCTAATTTTTTCATATAGAGTGTCAAATTCAGCTTTATCAATATTCCAATTAGATAATAATGGATTACCATCTTTATCCATAAATTGGTCAACACTCATACCTAAATCAATATCACCAGATTCATCTTTTTTACCAACTGAACCTAAAGTATTAAAGTTAAATTTTACTTTTGGGTATACTTTATTTAATTCAGCAGTGAAATTTTTAAGAGTGGGTTGGATGTATTCTTTTTTGATACTAGAGGTGGTGCCAAATACGTTGCCACCTTCTAAAGTTATTGATTTTAAAAGCTCAATTAAAGAAATCATCTTAATGTTTATATATAAATATTAATACTTATACTCCTATTTGAATTTCTGTAGGATACTGTTCAGATGATGGGCGTGGGTTTGGGTTTTCTAATTTAAATAGATTATGAATTGAATGAAATAATGTTAAATTATCTTCAATGCTACGCTCAGATTCTGCTAATTCCCAACCTTTACCTTGAATTTTTTTATTATTTTTATCAGGACCGTGTTTAGCTGATTTTAACCACAATATACCTGCACGTTCTATTTTCTCTTCAAAGTTTTCATTCCATGCTTGTGAGTAAGCAGCTAATTGTAATTCTTGACTTGTATGTAATGATTTTGATGTTTTAATATCTACCATCCATTTTTCACCATTAATTTCAAGTACTAAATCACAAGTACCAGCATATATAAATTGGTCTGAGAATAAATGGATTTCACTCTCTATTAGAGTTGGTTTATAAGTACTCCAAAAATCATGGAATTTTAAAATCATTTTCCATACATCTAATGAATAAATAGATGTTCCTTTCTCATCAAACCATTGTAGTTTTTCGCCTTTAAGATATCTTTCAGCGGCGTCATGTACTTGAGTACCTTCTTCAGCTGCTCTACGAGCAATAATATCTGCGTTATGTCCTACATCTTTAAGCCAATTTTCAAAATATTTATTTTTTGGCATAAATTGTAAAATATTAGTAACAGATGGATAATAATTTCCATGTCTACTATAGAATCTACTGTCTAATATATTAACTCGTTTAGAATCTACATCCGCTTCTAAAATACGTTTAACATGTTTTTTGTTAATGTTTACATTTTTTTCTATCATAATGATAATTTTTTTTCAAGCAAGCCTGAAAAGGTTAGGGGATAGGTGTTCTGTATTAATTCAGTAAAATGTCTAAATCCTAATTCGCTTGGATCTTTACCATCTAAATCTACTAAATATACTTCTTTGCCTTCATTTATTAATTGTTCACAAAATTGTAATGCTTCTCTTAATGCGTCTCTATCTAAAGCTACGTAAATTTTCTTAACAGATGATGCTACTAGCTTTAACATCAACGTAGACTGTATATTCTTGCCTAATAACGGTATAACATTTCGTTTAATAGCAATGGCGTCAAACATTCCTTCGCACAGTATAATCGGTGTATTCCAGTTTATAAACAGTTCGAATGGTATAACGTTACGTGACACATCTGGATTCTTATATTTAAGACTTGATGTTTTATCAAAGTTACGAGCAGTAAAGTAATTTAATTTGCCCGTAGCATCATATGATGGTAAAATAATCATTTTATTAAATTTACCACCCTCACAATAACCTATATTATATTTTAATATATCATCTTCTGTTATACCTCGTTTTTTAATATAATTTAAAGCATGTTTACCTATAATATTACTATCAGATATATTAGTTAATGGTTTAAATTCTTGAGGTAATTTTAAAATAGTTGCAGTTTGTACTATTTTTTCGCCTGATGTGTATTTAACTAATGGTCTTAGTTCTGCTAACTTATCAGGATCAGCATGTATTGCTTTAAATAAATTAATTAATGATTTACCTTTTTTATTACAACTCCAACAATGCCATGGATTTTCACTTTTATCTGATTCAGTAAAATTGATTTCTAACTTAGGTTTATGGTGATTACAGAAAGGACAATGATACGCGTAGTTGCCTTTTGATGTAGATTTACTAATGCCTAAAACCGAGTTTACTAAATTTACAAGTAGTTGATTTACCATACCTCATATTATACGAAAGAATGGTTAAAAAGCCAAACTATAGTGTAAAGTCCTTAGTAAAGAACTTACCTAATATATTATCATTATAGAATGATTCTGGGTGTTCTAATACTTTATATGTAAATAAGGCTTGTGTTTCGTAGTAAGTTAGTAATTTTTTATTAGGTGCTAATTTAATTATAGTGCGAGTGAACAAATCTTGTTTACCGTCTTTAATTAATTGCATTACTTCTTTATTAGAGCCGTAATATGTTTCCCAATCTGATTCTTTGGTTATTATTTTAGTAGTTGGTTTACGGCCAACACCAGTTAATTCGGCTACTTCTTTTTTACCTAATTTTACTTTTTTATTATGGTATAATACTTTTTTACCTATATAAGATTTATTAGTATCAGTATTTTTAACTATATAAATAAATCCAAATGTATCTTTAGGAAAATCGTTGAGGTTAGTGATGGGTTTACTATTGTAAACCCAAGTTGGTAATGTTAACATTATCTGTCTAAATTAATTAATATTGTTGTATCTGTAGTAGGTGATACAGGTAAGGGTTGGGATAGTTTTCCTACTGCTAATAAGTTTTGATTTTCATCATATAAACCTACTGTTGTTACATAAGGTGAAAAATAAGAACCTGTTACGTTATCTGTTAAATATTGTCCTGGAGTAAAGAAAGTACCCATTGAACTTGATATTAATGTACTACCTGAGGATAAACTTGGATTTTGAGAAAAATTAAATTCATTTTCTCTCATTGTACATTTATATTGTGTTTCATATATTTTATATGAACTAGAGAATGAACAAGTTATATTGCTACCAGTAACATATTCTAAAATTGAAGTATTATCTCCTGCTTGACCACCATAAAGTGTATTACCATAAGTTACAAATCCATATCCTATAGGATTAGAAGTTGTAATAGTTATAAGTCCTTGATAATAAAATATATTACCTATAATTTCTAAGTTTTCATCTATTATATTACCTTCTCCATCATCTGTTATGCTACCACTAGGTGTAGTATAAACAAATGACTTAGGTTGAATATAATCTCCAAATAAACGTGAAGGAATAGATATAACACCTATAATATCATTTGAACCTGTAGGAAAATATCTTTGGTAAGTTAATGTAGTTTGTAAGTAGTTAAAATAGTTAGGTGTTTGTGTGGTACCAACATATCTATCTCCTGCTGTATCAGCTCCAGGTATTAAACTAGCTGTATTTACATTATCACCATAACTTGAACTTAAGTAGTTTGTATAATATAATTCTTTAATTGAATTATATACTAAACTTTGATATTGAGTTGATACTTGTCCTGTTGTAGGAGCAGAAGCAAGATTAAAAGCTCCTGTTATATTAGTTCCTAAAAATCTATCAATTCCAACACCAGAAGCAGTTAATGCGGCTGCTCCCTCGAAGTTGAATGCTTTATTCACTTCGAAGGGAGTTACTACGATATCAGATGCTAAAAATTGTTTGTAAGCGCCCATTCATTAGAAATCTAATTTTACTCTAATAAGAGCTTCTTTTGTAAAGTCTTTTAATAATGGTCTAGATAATTTTGCTACCGCTAATAATTCGTTAGTATCGTTATATAAACCTACTGTTGTAATGTAAGTTTGTGGGTTATTAATAAATGAAGGATATAATACCTCACCTGTTGAACCTGAAATGAATGATGGATTTTCTGAGTAATTAAATTCTGCACTTCTAGGTCTTACAAATATAAAATCTGAAGTAATTGTTTCTTGAGAATTAATTGTAAATGTAGCGGCTGTTGAACCACTTATGGCTCTATATAATTTTTGATTATTACTACCTGTTGAATTTGATACTATACTATAATTTAATCCAATACCACCTGAAGCTACTGAGCCACTTAATGCTGCTGGGTTTAATAAAATAGTTCCAATATCTGGTAATAACCAACCATATGAACCTGAGTTTAAACTAAATCCATCAGTTGTTGTAGATGCTGTAGTTACTTTAACACCTGCTGAACCTGAAATTAATTGAAATACCCTACCAGCTTCATTAAATGTTTGAGAAGCAACATAATTACTATTATCAGTTAAAGATATAACTCCTAAACTACCTGATAATTCTAATGTTAAAGAACCAGGGAATAATGATTGTTTATATCTTGCTCTTTCAAATGATATAGCCCAAAATTGTGAAGAAGTAAATGCTCCAAATACAAAATTTGTATTTTCATCTCCTAATACTATATTTTGGTATTGACCATAAACTGTTGAAGTAGGTGATAATCCATTTACTGCTGAGTTATATAATGTACTTCCGCTTCCGGCTGAGTTACCATAAGCTACCGCAAATTGAATTGATGCAGTAGATGATGTTTGAGGATCAGCTTGAAAAACATTTAAATAATAATCTCCACTTGAACCAGCTTCTTGAACTGATGAAGTAAAAAATGTAGTTAATGTAGGTATAGCTCCAGTCCATAACGTTGCTGTTATTGAGTCTGAACTTACTACAAAATCTGATGGATCTAATCTATTAAAAGACATATGTTATATATTAAGCTGTTTTTGTTACTGTTACTGGGATTGTTTGTCTTGCACCACTATCTCTACCTACTATTGTTAATGTAGCTTGTAATTGAGTATAAGTTTGGAATAATGTGTTCACTGTTGTAGCTCTTAAATTAAGTACTGTTCCTACTACTGTTTGAGATATTGTTGTACCTAATGTTGTAGTTGAATTAGATACATTTAATGCTGTTACAGCGGGTGAATTAACTCCTACACCTTCAAATGTAGAAAATAATCTAACATCTGAGATTGTAAATGTGTATCCTGATGGTTCAACTGTGTTAGCTCCTAAATAATTTAATGTTTGAGGTGAAATTGCTTGTGAAGCACCTTGTGGTAAACTAATTGAAGGAGGTACTGATAATATAGGTAATCTAGCTGTACCACGAGGTAAAGTTACTAACTTATATTTCATAGTTTGAGTAGTTTCAGCAAACGCTTCTAATAAAGGCATGTTTTCAATTGCTTGACCATAGTAAGCAGAACCTGATGGATTGTTTGGATTATATAAAGTATAATCAATTTCATCATCAGCTAAAGCAAATTGTGTGATTCTAAACGTTCCGTCGTTTTGAGCTAGTAACTGACGACCTGTTGTTGTTAATATCGCGTCAACTGTTACTATAGTATTATTTAAATATCCCATTGGTTATTATTTTTGTTATAAATATATACAAATTTTATTTTATATTAAATTTTGAGTTAGTATATTTTGAATTATTGTGTCTACTTCTTTAGTAACATATTGTGGTTTTAAAATACCATTACCTGTACTACTAGAACTACCACTTTTATCTTGCAATGGATAATTTACATTAAGTAAAATACTTGATGGATCATCTACATATCGTCTTAATAAGAAACGATCTAAGTTAACTCCATTTGGTATTTCTTGATCTAAATTAAGTATCATTTGGTTATTAGCTGATTCAGTAACAGTAGTAATAATAAATGATAATTGTTCTAATCCTTCAAATCGAATTTCATCATATATTTGAGGTTCAAAATCTAAGTTAATAGGTTTAAATCCACTATTTGCTATATCTTTTTGTTTTTGATTTCTATAAATATTTAAACCTTCAGATGCTGTACTAGCTAATAATATATTAGCGGATGAACCTGTTGTCCAAAATGGAGCTTTTGCTAAACCAGTATTTGGAGCTGGGTATTGAGTTATCCAAAAATATGAATTATTATTTAAATATACTGGACTTTGAGTAGGTATGGCTTGGGGAGGTGAATCATATTTAAATACTTCAGTACTGGTAACAGCTACTCTATATAATGAAGAAGTTGTGGCATTACGTTCTTGATAAAAAATATTAGCGTCTCTACTAACTCCTAAATCCTTTACGTTTTGAGGGGTAAAAGCATAATTAACTTGAGTTGTCGCTAAATCACTCCAACTAGATCCTCCATTAATTGATTTTTGTAAAGCATAAGTGACTGTAACAGCAGTAATAGTATTAGATACTAATTTAACACGAAAATCTAAAATATATCCTTCTGTTTTTAAATTAGTTAAAGATCCTGTAGGATTATAAATACTACCAGAATAAGCGATAAAAATATTATCACGTAAACTTCCTGAAGATCCTATATTTACAGAGGTAAAATGAAGTCCAGCAGGTAATGCCATTCCTACTGAAAGGGGTTGGCTAGGGGTTATTATATCTTCTGTACCTGCCGCATACATCATATAATCATTTTTAGTCACATTAGGACCTTGTTCTCCTTGAACAAATGACATTGTTGTTGTGTAACCAAATCCTGTTACATTACCACTAACATCATAACTAGCAGTTTGTGTATATAAAATAGGTTCAATTCTATATCCACTTTTAAAAAGAGGCCACTGACCATTTAGTGTTGATAAATCAGATCCTGATACTTCTACATTATTTAAAAAAAGAGAAGCATTAGATTGATTATGTGTTCTATTATTTATTGAAGGTGTTGATTCTGGAAATGTTTGGCGAATTGTATTTAAATTTATATTGTCAGTATCATTAATAGGTTTTGTGAGATTATTATTACTATCAATAATATATTCAATATTAACTTGAGTTAAATCAACATTATTATTACCCCATTGAGGTGAAGTACCATTTAAACTTTTAAATGAAACAAAATTTACTTCAGGATTACTTACATTAGGTACTTTACCATAAGATATATCACCTTCTGTCCATACATTTATAGCCGCTGAAGATAATTCTTTACCAATATATCTTGGACTAGTGTTAGCAAATGTTGTATAGTTTGAGTCTTGTACTGCTGCTCTAGTTGCTGATCCTGATATGATTTGTACTTGGTTTACAGCTTGTACAATATTAGTAGAATAATCTACATCCATATAAAGTTCACTATAGCGAGGTATAACAGCATTTCCTGCTAATACATTATATTCACTAACATAAAAATTTTCATCAATATATGGTTGTAAAACAACTAAATCTGAAACAGAAGCTGTAGGTGGTACTGATTGAGTAGCAAAATAACTTCCTGTAAATTGAGCATCAGCTCCAGGAGAAAAAGTTAAATAAAAATATTCTCCAGTTATTGGGACTGTTGTAAATGATGATGTCATTATAGTTCTAGGATTTCCTGTAGGGAAAAAATAACTTTGTGAAGCTACAATTCCATTAAGATTAGAAACTATACGTAAAACAGAGGTAACTTCATCTGCTGATGAAGTAACAGAAGCTGACACTTTTATAATGATAGGTATATTAGGTTGATTTCCTAATGTGTATCTACCATTACTCATATCAAAATATCCTAAATTATCATAAGCTTCAGATCCATAAGGTATATAATTATTTAAAATATATGTTGTACCAACTGCAAAATCTCTAGTATACGAAGCTGAAAATCTATAATTTAGTACTTGATTATCAGCTGATGAAGTAGCATTAGTTGGTGCTATCCCAAATAAGAAATAAGTATTATATTTTGAAATTGAAGTGACAGGATATTCTATTATACCTGTATCACTATAGTCAATTCTAATACTATTTAATTCTTGTAAAGACAAAGTATTATCCTTACCTTGATCGTCTATACGAGCAATTTTAATAAATTTAACACCTTGTGAAAAAACGGGGGTATATGCCATATATTAGTCTGCTGGAGATGAAGTAGAACCGGTATCATAAAATAAATATATTTGACCTGATTCTGGTACTGTTGTATTTAATAAAAATATATCTGCTGATACTGTATTCGAATTGTAAAATACAGGAGAATAATTAGTTGGAGTTTTAGGATATTGTAAAAAGGTATTATTACCATTTAAATCACCATTAGTTACTTCTAAATTTGTTCCTTCTAATTCACCATTATAATCAAATTCATTAGTTACTAATTGTTCAAAATCACCTACTGGTGTTATATTCACAGTATAATAAGCCGGTTCAGAATATATTAGAACATTTGAAAATTTAATATTAGCATTATCACTGTCATTTTTTATAGTTAAATATCCACTTGTTATATTAAATATTTCATTTAATGTATAATTAAGTGGTAATGATGATGTTGTATATATTAATTCATCTGTAGTAACATCACCATTATAAAATTTTATAACTGCTGGTGTTAATGCTTCTTGTGATGATGATATATTACTAATGATACGAACTGGTCCTGTTAACTCCAAATTTAAAGTTAAAGTATTAGTGGCCGCTAAATTAAAAAATGATGAAGTATATATTAAATTCTCAGAATTACGAATTGATCCACCTTCACCTCCTTCAATATAACCCATCTGAACTGATGAACCAGTAACTAAAATATTTTCAGTTAAATAAGGAATATTAGTTGATCCACTACCTATAAAGGCAATTGATGAGGTAATATTAGCTTGAGGTAATGGATATTTGTTACGTTCTAAAACGTGTTGTTTTACAACAACTCCTGCTGCTAAACTTGTTCTAGCAGGAACCCAATCTTGTAACATTTTAAATAATGAGTTATCAAAGAACTTAATAAGTCTTATATAATCCCATTCATCATAGTTGCTAGTATATTTTTCAAAATAAGCGTCTCTTAAATCATCTAAAGGAGGATATGATTCTTCTTTAGTTGGTACTAATCTTGGATCACCAATATATTCTCCAATATTAAAGTAACCTAATTGATCATAAATGTCAATATTAATTTCATCTTGAGGAGAAAATGCTACTTCAACATAATCAATATCTCTAGTTACACTTTGTGATATTGGAGGATTTTGTTGTATTGAAATATAAGGAGATAAAGTACTGCCTGTAGGCATTATCATACTTGCTACTTTAATCTTATCAGTGATAGGATTTTGAATACCTACTGCTGGTTGATTATAGTAAGCATATTCTGTATTAGAAGTAAATAATGGGGTTAAACTAGAAGTCCAACTATTATTACCTCCAGCAAATGAAGATGTAGCTATCCAAGAACCAGTTACTTTAGGATGTATTGATAACGAAGCAGTATACAATTCTCCACCTAATGAAGCTCTAAAAGCTAATTGATTAGGTGTATCTTCTGATTCAATAGATTGAGGATTCATTATATAATCTTCAAATCTATTAACTGATATAGGTTGAGTGTAATATCTAATTTCTTGTAATGAACCAGTTAAACTATTAGCTGGATATTCATTATCTGTATTATAGAATGAACTAGTTACACTAGCTGATTCCCATAATCCTCCTACATAATTTACTGATGAAGAAGCTAAAAATCCTATAGTATTACCTTCAAATCCTTGATATATTTTATTACCTGCGTATATATTGTAATTAGAACCAGTTTGGGTAACCATCACTGACCACCATCCACCATCAAAGAAAGGTAAATAAACACTAGCTGTAGTTGATAATGAATTATAAGAAGGATAAAATACTAAATTAGCATATTGATTATAAGGGTTAGGAATTGATCCGCTATATGATCCTGATGTATATCCTGATCCTGTATATGTTAATACTATTCCTGCTCCTTCATCTACTCCGTCTGCTCTAACAAGCCATAAACTTTGAGATAATGGAATATTAGAAGTAGGTAAACCTTGGGTTTGAAATCTAAATTGTACAGTTGAAGGAGTGTTAGTTGCATTTAACGTATCCCAACTTGAATTTAAAGTCCATGGGGTAGTTATTACTCCAGAACCAGTAATTAAATTATAATTGTAAATTTGTTTAAAATAATCCCATGTATTAGGATTTTTATCTTTACCACCATACTCACTTATACTTAAAATAGTTTCAGGAATACCGTATGTAGTAATTAATGCTCTTAAACCCTCATATGAACCTTTTTTCTTTAATAAGAATGGTAAATTGTGGTAAATACGCTTATAAGTTTCTTTATTAACATCATCTGTACCTACTAGAGACGCTGTGTTAGAGGCGGTAACTATAAGGTTAATATACTCTAAACCGGTTGGAGCTGGTAATGTATTTGTAATATTAGGAATATTATATAAACTTCCTGAATTAGTTAATCCTAAGAAAGCAGTATATAAATTATCTACTGAAAAATTGTTTTGATAAATTTTAACACCTAAATCTCTTAATATTTGAGCTACTAAGTCTTTAGATACTCCATAATTTAATCTGTTGTCAGCATTATATTTGTTAGTAACATCTTTAATATAAACCCAAATATCATCAAAGTATTGACCTATCATCTCAATGAATAATTCATATTGAGCGTTTGCTGGGTCATCTAATAGATAGCTAGGAATACTATAAATTAAATTGTTACTATTTTCTAAATCATATTCTTCTGCCTCTACTAACTTAATATTTAACCAAGCTTGTGAAGCTGAAGCGTTTGTAGATAAATTATTATAAGGAGGAGTACTATTAGATTTAGGCCATGAATTACTTCCTGAGTCAAAATATAAGAAATATTCATAACCATCAAAATTAGTTATAATATCATTTATTTTACTATCCCAAATAGTTTGACTACCTGATGTATAATAATTAGTTGAACCTGTTGTATAACTACTACTAACACTATATTGTTCAATTAATACTAATTTATAGTAAAAATTTTCTATACGTGTTTGTGCTGAAGAAAAATTGCAAAAATTACTAAAATTATTATAATCTATATTAATTGAAATTCCTTTTTCAGCAAGTAAACTATTTAATTGATATTTTAAACTTGATGAATTATTTAATGAGGTTGTAGCTTTTAATGAAGAATAATTAATATAATCAGTTGAATTATTAATTTGATCACTAATATTTAAATTAGTATTAGGTCCTTTTAATTGTATAAACTCATCTAATGGTTGAAATACTTGAGTTATTTCAATTTGATAAGCTAAAGGTTCAATTATTGTTTCTACTACCCAACATTGAGATTGTAAACTAAAATCTAAAGGAAGCGGATCATATAATTTAATTAATACTGTAGGATCATTTGGATTACTATTATCTAATAATACATTATTAGCAATAATAAGTTGATTTGATCCAAAATCTAAGTAAAAATCTTTATAACCTCCAAAAGATTGACTAATTTGAATTTGTAATTCTAAAGAAGAAGATACAACATCAATATTAGGTATTTGAGTAGTGTTTAATCTAATTTCAGTTCTATCTGAACTGATTTGATCAATATAATAACGATTAAGAGCGTTAGATGATAATAATGGATTTAAAAAATTATAAACTGTATAGTATTGACCTTCTGTATATCCTTGAGTTTCTAAATCAATTTGAGGATCAATAGTTAATACATTTGCTCCTTGAAATGAATAACCACTATAGCCAATTTCATTACTATATAAAATATTATTATTTAAATCATAAATAAAATACTCTATATAACTTGAAGAAACATTAAAATTATTAGTGACTTCAAAGCTAGATATTAAAGATTCATCCTGAGGTGAATATGTTTGATATTCAAATGTTATAGGATTAACTGGTTGTATATTAACTATTTTACTCATTATTGATTAATGCTACCTGTAGGATTTAATATTTGTTCTTGTAAAGTTAAATTTTCTTGTCTTAATGATGTTACTTCCTCAATTAATGCTTGAATAGTATCATCACTATTACTAAAATCACCAGCGTATGCTTGGCTTGTTTTTATCAAATATTCATGTGAATTTGTATTACCATACTTAGGTATTTCAAAAAATAATGTTTGATAATTAGTAAAAAATTCAGCTATTGAAATAGATGGAGGAACAACTGAACTAGTAGCAGCTGGCTGTACTAGTTGAGTGAATGAAGTATCAATAACTTTTTCATATTGATCCTTTAAAAAAACATTTTTATTTAAATTTACTTGTTCCATTATCCATTAACTACCTTAAAGTAATAATCATCATTAAAAATAAGTACTGAACCACTAAAAATAGTTTTAATTAATATTTGGTAATTTCTTTCTGGTTCTAAACCATTCATATACATTGTAAAGAAACTACCTGAAATATCTGTACTTAGTTTAGTATAAGGATCACTGAAATCTATAATTACTTCGTTGGTAGATAAATCTTTTAATGACCAATATGATTCAGTAGGTAAATAATAATTTTGAAGATAAATTGACGCTGTTTGAAATACTACTGGTGGGTATGTTGGTCTACAATTTACTCTAAATTTATTAATACTACCACTATAAAATGTACCTGGGTTTTCTCCTAATACAACAGTCATTTGATCTGTATTAATAGTAGTGACAGTTGTTGAGCCAGTATAACTAGATGTATCATTCCATCTAAACTCTAATTGAGGAGGATAAATAGTATTAGTATCAATTGAGAAAAATTTAAATTCTACTTGAACATTAGGATTATCTATAAACTCATCTTGATTAGCTTGTTTAACTATGAATCCATTATTTGGTAAACTACTACTAGTATTATAAGTATTAGTTAAACTACCTGTATACCAAGCACTTACTATATTTTTTACACTAACATTTAAATCAATATTATCTGAGTATTGAAATAATTGAGATGATGATATATTATTATACCATACTCCTCCTCCAGGTGTTGTACTATATGAACCTGTAGAACCAGCATTAAAAGATGCTGTAGTCCATTGTATAGAACCTGAATAATTAGTCCATACCCAAGAAACTCCATCTGTAGTTACTGGCTGATCTAAATATTTTCCTGTACCGTTATTCCAACTTTGTGAAGATGGAAAAATATCTATTGTAGTAGGTTCATTTAAACCTGTCACAACGGCCGCGTAACATTGTAAATAAGCATCCCATTGTCTTGCTCCTATTCTAGTACTAATAATACTATTCATTTCGTTTGAATCGAATTGAATTAAAAATCTACTAACTTCAGGATTTGGAACAAATGGACCAAATGTTGTTGTTGTTGCTTCTATGATCTCATCAATACCTGTATTCATCTGTGGGAACATAGAATACATAGTTGCATCTTGAGTAGGAAATATTTTATATACTGCCATTATTTAATTATTATAAAGGTACTACTTTACCTTGAATGTCTGTGTTTAAGTATTTTACTTCAAATATAGATGGATCTAAACTAGGATAAATAACATTATTTGCTGTTGCTCCTGTAATATCGTAAGCATAAGGTGAATATCCTAAATTAGTACCTACTTTATTTACTATATCCACAGTTTTTACTGTTTGAACTCCTTCAATTCTATCTAAAAGTATATATAAATTACGTAATAAGATAGGTTGATTAATTTGCCATTTATCAATTGTGAAATAATCTTGTAATGCTAATATACAAGCTGTTAATACTTGATTATTATTATAGTTAGGTAAAATTATAATTTCAAAATTTACTCCAATATTAATAATAAATCCATCTTTAATATTAATAGAATCATTAACCATTCTATATTGTGATAGATAAGTAATTACATTTTGTTTTAAAGCTAATGAGCCTGTGGTTAATTGACCTTGAGCATTATTACTTAAAACATATAAATCTAATATTGAATTAGATTCACCAGCTGATATAGTTTGTGCTTTAGTAGGTTCAATATATGCTTTTGCTACTGTACCATATTTAGCCGGCATAGCTAATGTTCTAACTAAATAATCATCTTGAGTAACATTACGTTGTTGTGAAGCAAAGTTAGCAGATGAATTTTGTCTAATTTCTTCTTCTGTATCTCCACTACCTCCTCCACTTGCTGCTTCTGGATTTGATACAGCTAATGAATTAAATATTGTATTAGCTGTAGTAGAATTTAGATTACTATTTAAGAATTGAACACTGCCATTAAACTGAGTTAAGTCATTAGACGGCACATTCGCTGAAACTCCTCCTCCAGTTAAGTAACTAAAGGTTAATTGAGTAGTAGACGGAGCTATACCATAGGTACGAGTAAAAGTAAAGTTATTAGGTGAGTAAGCTACTGTTAATCTATCTTTTTCAAATGGTAAACCTAAACCAACATTGTCTGGATTAGGAATAATTTCTTCATCTTTATCTGTTGCGGTTCCAGCACCAAATTGTATTTGTAATGAGCCTGAATCAATAAAACGAGTAACAAATCTTCTTTGAACTTGTTCTAATTGTAATAAATAAGGTGTATCTCCTTGATATTGTGATAAATAAGGATCGTTAGTGTTAGTATTTCTTATTGATTTATAAATTGTATCTTGAGCTAAATAATCAACTTCATACCATGGATTACTATCAGTATCAACACAATCTAATATACCAATAATATTTTCATCATTTAATTCAACAGTTGCAAATTGAACTGGTTCTCCAAATGTATAAGTTTTAGACTTAAGAGTAGCAGAAATAGATTTACGAGTTTTCTTTAATAAAAATGATTGAGGAGTTGTTCCTGTTATTTGATATATAGTTACTTCAGTTGGATCACTTGAACTTGAAAATGAAAAATCAACTGGATCTCCAACTAAAAATGAAATGTTTGAATTAAGATTAGATGTTACTCTAGAATTAGGTTCAATATATAAAGCATAATTAAAATCAGGTATATAAGATGAACCTGAAGATATAGCAGGTACTTGTTGATAAAAATTTATATCAGCTAATGCTACACCTGTTACATTTGGTTTATAACCAAACATATAAGCTAATTCATATAAATTATTTGTTTGACGAGCATATTGTAAAAATGTTTCTTGGAATTGATTATCTAAATAGAATGACAAAACATCACCTACATAAGCTGCCATTTCCATAAACATCATACCTGGTGATGCTGGAGTAAAATCGTTATACGTAGTTGGAAAATACGTTTTAACGTAGTTTACTAAACTAGATCTTAACTCTGTAAAATCTTTATTTAGGTACTTTATATCTTTAATTGTTGCCATTAATTGAATGCTATATCTAATTGATCACTTATATTAGTGTCTGCTATTGTATATTTTAATGTTACTACTACTTGGTTTATATCTGGATATTCTATAACATCTAATCTAGCTACTATAACATTAGGAAAATATAAACCTATTTGGGTTTGAATATCTTGTTTTAAAAAATCAGTATTATTAGCTGTTATTTGTTCAAATATAAAATTTCTTAAATTACCACCAAATAATGGATTTAAATAACGTTCTGGTTGGTTGGTTAAGAAAAAATTTATTAAATTATTCTTAATAGCATCTTTAGTTAAATAAGTAGACTGAAATACTCCAGGATTACTAAAATCTAAACTAACACCAATAGCCGTACCAGTTTTAGTATCAATAGGAAATATTTTTTGTGCACCAAATGCCATTATTATTTATTTAATAAACCCATAATTTGATCTAATCCAACATTACCATCAGGTAAAGATCCATTAATTGCATCTCCTCCTCTAGGTATAAATGTATTAGCAGTAAGAGCTTCTGTTGTCATTGTTCTACCAGATGCCATATCACCTAAAATATTAGCCATAACTGCTTTTTTAGCATTTGGATCTAATGGTTTAGAACTAATTGGTTTAACTGATTCTGTAACAGTTCCATAACCACCTTGACCTGCTGAGGCTTTAGGTGCTTTAACCGCTTCTAAAAGTATTTCTTTCATTTCTTCAACGAATACTTCACGAACGGCTTCTTTAATGATTTTTTTAAATTCTTCTGATTTCATCGTGTTATAAATATTAAGTTAATAGGCTTTTAAATTATCTCTATCAATAATTAGTTTTAATTCATCAATTAATGTTTGATCATTAGTAGTAAATGATAATTCAGTTTGAATTAATATAATACCATCTTGATTTTTACCAATAGCACGTCTACGAGTTGTAGTAGAAGTGTATGGTACTAATTCAATTTCAATAATAAAATCTCTATATGTTGTTTGATTTTGTGTTGTTGTTGCTTGAGCTTGTACTTTAGCTATATCTTGTGTTTCTTTAGATATAGGAACTAATTCATTTGCTTGATTAGGAGCACATTTTTGTAAGAAAATATCAATAGAATTTAATAATCCTATAGCTATTAATATAAATCCACCAATAATAGATGATACTAATGCTGCTCCTCCAATTATTGATTTATATTTAGCTATTTTAGCATTACCTTCTTCGTCTGTTTGTAGTTTTATTTTAGCTAAATCTAATTGTTGTAATGTACTAGGTAAAGTAGGTATTAATACAGGAAACGCAGCAGCTGCAAAATACGCTGCAATTTTAGCTAAATCAATACCTTTAATAGCTAATTTTAAAAGATCTAAAAATGTAATAGCTACTGCTAATGATATTGTGATAATAGTTAAAGTTTTAACAATTTTATTTAATTGATTAACTATTAAATTTCGTTGTTGTATTATTTTATCTATAGTAGCTTGATCAGCACAGGCTTCAGCTGCTAAATATTTTTGTATATAAGTTTTAATTAAATTGATT